TCAAGTGTCTGGGATGGGATCGCTTGGCATGGGAAGGGACAAACCTTTGAAGCTCCCCTCGGTGCATCTGAGGCTATACAGGCTGGTGATATGGATATTCCATATGAGCTCATGCCCGTAGCTGTGATGATCGAGGGTGAGTGGGAGAAATCCTTAGACAAGGTTGCTGTTGTTCGTCATCCTACGCACGATGATCCCAAGTATCGTACCTTCGGCTATGTAGCACCCAATTACGGGCTTATGCAGAATGTAAAGATCGGAGAAATTCTGGATCCACTGACCGAAGAATGGCCCGTTGAAACAGTTGGGATGCTCTATCAGGGTCGCACTCTTTTCCTTACCCTTAAGTCAGGGACGAGGGATATTAGAGGAGATCCAGTCGATCAATACTTCCTCTTCACAGATTCCAAGTCAGGTACAGAAGCTGCTCGGCTTGCCTTTACACCGATACGGGTCGTCTGTAAAAATACGCTCGTTATCGGAATGAATAAGGCGATCTTCAAAGCCAACCTGATACACCATAAGGAAGTTGCTAAAGAGCTTGAATGGCGAACCGATATGCTCCTGCAAATGCAAGAGACGCAGGAAGAGGTAATGACTGACTTCGATAAGCTTGCAGCCAAACATATCACGAAGGAACAAGCTGAGGCGATATTCGAAAAAGCTTACCCATATCCAAGTAAACCAATTAAGCTTGAGGTAGCTGAGGAAGCTAACGGGTTGATCCCTGCTAACCTGCAGCATATTGCTAAAAGGTTTCAATCTGAGACCCAAATGAGAAATCGCAGGCGAGAGGAAGTTACGCTCGTCTATGATAAGCTCAATGATGAAATTGAACCAACGCAATTAGCAGGAACGGCATGGACAGCTTACAACGCAGTGGTCGAGTGGGAGGACTTTCGAGGCAAAGGCTCAGAATCCTCATTGGCAGCAGCACTTTTCGGAGATCGGGCAGCAGCGAAGAAAAGAGCTTTTGCAGAGGCTTTACGCATTAGTGCTTAAAGGATAGAGGTCGTTCATATGAACGACCTCACCCTGTCAACTAGGAAGTGCAAATGCTATACGCTTCATAATCATACAAAAGGAGTTAGTGAATGTCAATAAAAACTTTTAGCCTGATTAAGACATCTATCTTTCAAGCCATCGAGGAAACTAAGCTCGCGAGGCAGGCAGAGGCACAGAATGCAGCAGATATGATCGTAGCCAAAAATTCTGTAGCCCATACTGAGAGGCAGGTTGATCTACGCTCGAAAGCTGTGATCTCCGAAGCCTATCGAAACGAAAAGATCAAAGGCAAAAATGCAGAACAACGAAAAGCCGAAGAGGGAGAAATCCTATCAGAAGATCAAATGCTTATTTCCCTCTACGAAGAACTTCAATCCCACCAATCAGCCTATGCCACAGCAGTTCGAGATGCTGATATCGCCAAGGCGAACCGACGTTATGCAGAAGATATACAGGGAGGTTGGTTTGCTATCTGCCGAGCTTTCAGATTTACTGTTGAGGAGGATGTATCCGAAGAGGTTTAGAGCCTCTTAAATAAAGGAGGGTTGCTAGAGATCACAAACCTAGCAACCCTCTGGCAGGCTCTAAACAGCTCTAATTTTCGCTTATGCACTATAAAGGTATCCTTTTATGGGTTCCGTAACATCATCGCATAGGGACGTTCTCACAGGCTTTAAGCCTTTAAGCGTTTTAAAACAATTACTAGGACCTAATCCCTCCCCTAGTGATAAGATTGCTATTGGTAAATTACTTGCAGGGATTATTAAGAAGAAAACCCCGTACACGCCTGATTACCTCGATAATATCCTCTTGGGTAGGCAGAAGATCAGCCAGCCTATTTTCTCCGCGCTTTACGCATATTGGATAAGTACCTCATCTGAAAACCCATCCCTTAAAATTAGCAAGCCCGTTCAAGTCAAGTCCTTGCCTCATCGTGTCCAAAATGGATCCTTAATCCTTGGCTCTAGTATTCATTGTGAATTTCGTTTCTGTGGGATTCCATTCGTACCTGTTACACATAATCAAAAATATTGCTGTAAGGATCATCGGCTTGAGGAGGTAAAAGAAAGGAGACGAGATGCCAAAAAAACTCGTTGAGCACATTCACTTTATAGGGCAAGAAGATATTATGTTCGCCAATATCCGAATAAGAGAAAGGTTGCAGACTTGTATCGTATGGAGACCTTCAAAGAAATTAAGTAATCGTGTTCAATGGGGCATGAAAACAATAAGAGGCTTCGAGGACGCTATTTTTTTAGGAGGATTTGAAGCTAGCAATGCTTTTGAATACTTTGAATAAGGAGGGAAGATGTTACCACAAGCTAACCCATGGAAAGCTGAACAGGAAAAGAAAAGGAAACAAGCTCAGGAAAAGGAAGCTGCGAGATGGTACGCTGTCGAAGAAAAGCTCGGACACCTTTACACATTTTGGGCAAATGAAGAATCAGAGAACACGATCATGGAAGCCGTTGAAGAATTGATGAAAGCCTATGATAGATGGCTAGATTGATTAAAGCCACCCGAAAGGAGATAGAAGATGGGTAAAACATTAACGATAGATTACAGATGTTTAGATACGGCAGAATTGGACGTTGATTATCTCTTTGATGAAATCCAAGCACAATATGAGCCAGAAGATGTATTTACTTGGGAACAATTAAAGAAATGGGCTAATGATAGCGGATTCTATGAAGAAAAAACTGAGCGAAAAACTGTCAACGCATAAAGGTATCCCAAAATCTTGGGCTACAGAAGCTAAAAATTTAGAAAGCTCTATTGAAACACAAGAAGCCAAGGCGCACGAGTACCTAGAAATCATAGATGCACTTGCCAAATTAGTTGAAGAATTACAAGCCACCCGAAAGGAAATAAAAGATGGATTGTCTACATGATGGGACAAGATTACCGATGGATGAGTCACAAGTAGAAAATGATTATTTCTACAATGTTTTAGCTGGCATACTTACAGAAACAGGGGACTATATAGGCACAAGGGCTGAGAAAGCAATACTGAAAGAGTTCTGGAAGCTACAGGCCGACCGTGATGCGTTGGTGGAATACATCAAGGCACACCAAGTGGCGGTACATTGGTTTGGAGTTTCACCTGACAGGATAGAGTTCGAAGAAGCCGAAGAAGAGATGAAAAAGGCATGGTTGGAAATCTCTGAAGCCGCCCGAAAGGAAATAGAAGCAGGAGAGTGAGTGATGGACATTATTCAACGGCTTGAACATTTTGAGACTAACCAATTATTACAGGGTGATGAGTATGGCGCAGAAGTCTTGAACAAGGCCGTAGAAACCATTGGAGAATTGAGGGATGAGCGTGATGCGTTGGTTGACGCTATCGCAATCATGGATGAAAAAGGCAGACGCAATCCCGAAGGCAATAGTTATATGCTGTGGGAGAAAGACTGGAATAATCTCAGGGCAATCTTGCTGAAAGCCGCCCGAAAGGAAATAGAGGATGGCATTTCTAGGTGAACCACCGAGCTTTTGGGCAAAGGCGCTGGTCTTTGGTTCCTTTCTTGACGTGATTGCCTATGTTTTCACAAGAGATATTTATTGGATTGCCCTACCAATTATAAAATTGCCGATTGCCTATTCGCTAATAAAAGATTGATTGATGCTTATCATAACCATGACAAGAGGCGATTGAAGCCACCCGAAAGGAGATTGAGGATGGACTATCCACCTAGAGTTGGAAAGTCTGAGAACATCTATAAACTGTGGGAAACTGGCGAAGGCGACATGGACGAACTTGCCATAGGTCTTTATGATTTGACAGCACACTATAAGGCATTGTGGACTGAACATGAGGCACTCATAGCCGAGCGTGATGCGTTGGTGCAGTTGCTATTTGACTTGCGTAAGATTTTCAGGGAAAGAGCATCAACTTATAGTTGTGATGATGCTGTTATCTTACGTGATGTAAGCAAGGTATTGATGGAACATGGCATGGACGAAGCCCCCGAAAGGAAATAGGTGAGTGATGAAATCGGACCTGAGATTAATGAGTGATGCCTGTGAAATGGCAGGGTTGGCTGATGAGTTTGACGCATTAGTGAAAGAACTCCAGCAAGCGCGAGATTGGCAAGCATCTTTGAATGACGCTTATCAATACATAGTGAACTTTGATGGCGACAGGACTCAAAAGTTATTTTGGCACAGTCTCATCGAAGCACTTTGCAAAGCTCTTACAGGAGATAAGAATGCGATTGATCTGGATTATTAGACGGTTCATTTATAGGTTATTGGCAATCCCTGATGAACTGGAAGAGTCTATCGGCGGGTTAAATTGGGCAGTACAACAGAATGCTAATCGTATCAATCAAATAATTGAACTCCTGCGAGAGGAGGAAGAGGATGAATGAAGAATTAGTTAAGTATGTCATTTATGGTTTTTTCATTGGACAATTTATATGGATTGTTTGGAAGCTATTAGACATTATCGATTTACTAAATGAGATTCTGGCAAGGTTGCCATATTGATGCTTATCGTAAGCAGACATAAGTGAGGGAAGATGGAATTGAAACAAGCGATAGAAGTTTTTTTACAACTAGCAGAGCATGGTGTAGTTTGGGATGGTGATCTTGTAAGTAAAGCCGGAAGGGATTTATTGATTGAACACGGACTAGCAGAGAAAGAAGAGAGTGGTAATAACATACTCACAAAATCTGGCGTTGATCTTGCGTGGAGATACAAGATTGAACACGTAGGTAGATGATGCTTATCATAACCAAGGTGCTGAATGAATCATAGTGAATTAGTAGAGAGGGCAAGCGTGTGGCTTGCCAACACCAAAAGATGTTCAGTGGTCATTACTGAGATGGGATCGGGATTTGAAATACCAGATGCTATCGGGTGGTCAGGTAGTTTCTCTGCGCTTGTAGAATGTAAAACATCAAGGAGTGATTTTAGAAATGATCATTTCAAAAGCGTTAGGCGCATGTCTCGATTGGGGATGGGGGCAAAGCGATACTTCCTTGTACCTCCCAAAATGCTAGACTTTGCAAAAGAGAATTTATATGAGGGATGGGGGTTGCTGGTTGCTTACAAGAACAGAGTAGAGATAAAGGTTGAAGCAATTCATCAAGAGGAAAGAAACAAGGGCCGGGAAATGGATTTGCTAATTTCCACAATAAGGAGAATAGCAGGCAGAAAAGAGCCACTAGCAGGCATGAATGTCAAATGTTACACAATAGACGATTCTCAAAATCCAGTGGCTACATTGGGCATCTGCCCTATAGAGGATTGATCCTTATCATAACCAAGGGAGGGAAGCATGAGCGATTATTGGTTTATTTGCTATGAATGGCAAACCGAAGAAAAGAAGCCCATGAAAGAAAATAAATTTATCAATCAACCTCCGTGGGTGTGGTTGCATAATAGAAGAAACAATCAACAACGGATGAGGGTTATTTCTGCAATACCTGTAAGCGTGGATACATTTGATAGATGGCACAAATATTTTGATTGATGCTTATCATAACCATGAGGTGAGAGATGAATCAATGTGCTGGCTGGAGTATTAGTAAACACGAAACGAAAAAGCCAATAAAGCTCATTGTCTTTTTTGGTTGTAAATTCTGTGGAGGATTCGATTGTGGAGATTTTCCAGACGCGAGCTATTTATGTCCTGATTGCTTGCAGGACTTAATGAATAATCCAGAATTTAAGTTGAACGAAGACTATGAATTTACAGAAGCTGATGGTTAAGATAAGGTTCGTTATTAAAACCAAGGAGAATAAAATGAGAATACAATTGTTATTAATTTTGGCACTATTGCTTGCAGGTTGTAAATCTAAACCCTTGCCGACATTGATCTATCCCACAGGTACAATACAAACATCAACACCGTTCCAACCACTTCCTCCAACACCTGAACCAACCATAACGTCTATACCTCCCACAGCTACAGCCAATGCTCCAATTTTTGAATACTCGATGATGGTGCTTGGTGGCGACTATGAGATGGTTCGCTTTGAAGAGGGGCAAGTCGCAGAGCATACCGACACTATGATCTATATCAAGATCGTGGCTTACCACGACACACCCGTTTTAATAAAAGTGTTCAGCATCCCACGTGATCTTTACCTCGAAGTGCCTTGCGCACCCGATAGCAGGGAGGAGGAGAAATCGCGCATCAACTCTGCTTATGCTTGGGGCGGGTTTAACTGTGTTCGTGGAACCTTCTCATGGAACTTTGGCGAGGATATTGATGGACCTATTTTCTATACGACCTTCGCTTGGTTTATTGCGCTGGTAGACAAGATCGGGGGCATTGAAGTAAATGTGCTGGAGGACTATTCGGGTACGTGTGGTCGTTACAAAGTAAAGGGCAGCACGTATGAGGAAAAGACTTGGAACGCTTTCGAGGTCTACAACATGGACGGAAGCGAAGCTCTCTGTTACATACGAGACCGAACTGGTAGACCCGATGGAGACATTGACCGTGGGCGCCGAGCTATCGAAGTTCTGAGAGCATTGGGTGATGGGTTTGCAGATGAAGTTATCGAGCGACCCGAAGTGCTTCTAGACCTTTGGCGTTTGGCTTCCGACTATGTAATAAGCGACATTGATCTTTACAGCATCGATGACTACATTCGAGCAGCATATGAAATCAAAACGAAAGGCTATAGATTTCAGTGGTATCACATGGGGCTTGACGTTGTGGAGTACCATAAGTCACCCGTTTACGGGGCATCGGTTTTACTCCCAACCGTCGATCTAAGAGGCTGGTTTGATTGCGCTATGAACGATGACAACTCTTGGGTCGCTGCATGGTGCGAGGAGGAATGGAGGCTAGATGACAGCGATTGAACCTATTGGAGAAACCGAAAAGACGTACCTCGCTTTTCACTGCGAAAGTTGTGGAGTTGAGTTTGTTATGAAACCAGTGGAAGGTATCGAGATCGACTTCGTGGGTGTGATCCGGTTTAAGTGCCAGAATTGCAACCTGATTACGAAGTGGGTTAGCTTCTCAATACTCAATATCTCAGAGGACCGTGTTCAATACTTTGTAAGAACGGAGGAAATATGACCTTTCCGACTGACCATGACCCACTTTATCCATACGACATTGACGAGTATGTGTTCTGGCCGGGAGTTGTGCTGTTGCTCATACTGGTCGTTTCCATAATAGCCGGAATCGTTGTACTGTTCAAAAGGAGAAGATAATGTATGAAGAACTGTTCGATTATCCAAACGTAGTGGGGGCTGGTATTGGCAAGGAGGACCTTGTCGTTATGGTTGAGCGCAAGCTGCCCAAAGCTGCGCTCGCAGAAAGTGAGCTCATACCCAAAAGTTTTCGTGGTGTTTTTACAGATGTGATCGAGGTCGGGACCTTGGTTGCACCCAGACCCCTCGCTCCATTGGCAATAACTCCACAATCGCACACCAGCAAGGTTCGACCTGCCCCCGGAGGCGTATCGATCGGACATGAAAAGATTACGGCTGGGACGCTTGGTTGCTTAGTTTACGATGTGCATGGTAAGACCATGATACTTTCGAATAATCATGTGCTTGCTAATAGCAACGATGCAATATATGGAGATCCAATTCTACAGCCCGGACCTGCTGATGGAGGCGAACCTTACAGAGACAAAATTGGGAACCTATACAGGTTCGTAAAGATCGTATTCTCTGAGGATGGTTCAACCTGTCCTGTTGCAGATTCCTTTGCTCGATTGCTCTCCTCGCTTGCGAAGCTGATCGGGTCTACCCATCGCTTGAAGTCTCACAAAACTTCACAAGCTGCGAACAAGGTGGACGCAGCTATCGCAATCCCTTTGAACAATACGATTGTAACCAACACCATCTTAGATATTACTGGAACCGTTAACCAATGGGAGCGCGCAAATGTTGGTGACAAGGTGCGCAAGTCTGGACGCACAACCGAATACACTGAGGGGGAAATTATCGTGCAAGGTGCAACCGTCAAGGTTCAATATGGAGGAGGCAAAGTTGCAACTTTCGAGGATCAATTCGTTACGGGACCAATATCAAAGGGTGGCGATTCTGGTTCGCTAATAGTAAAGCGCGATGAACCCGTTGCCCTTGGTTTACTATTTGCTGGTTCCGACCAAGTCACAATTTGCAACAACATCTACCACGTACTCACGGAACTGAATGTTGCATTTTAAGGAGGGGGTTATGGTTGACGGATGCTTGCAGGTTTATATTTGCAGGAGACACGGAGAAGTGCTGTCGGACGAGGTTATTTGGATCATCAATCCAATGGATGATGACGAGATGGTTTGTGGAAAATGTAAAGAACCTGTTAAGCCAAAGATGATAGATAAGTCATATGTTTACGAAAAGGTAAATCACGAAAGATGGGAGCGCGCAACGACGGTTCCCCCTGATCTACCGTACCCACCATAGGAGGTTTCTTTTGAAGAAAATTGCAGACCCGCTAATATCACTGATCGTTGTCGTTTTGATTGTAGGAATAGGAGCAACAGATGCACCAACTCAAGAAGTCGTTTTGCAAACGCCAGATCCAACTTCTCAGCTTACTACTAACCCTACTCGAACACCCGAACCTATGAGAACACCCATTCCGAGCGCGACTCCTACTTCGACGCCTCGGGCTACAGTTTTACCAACTAATACTCCAACTCCGAGAGTTGACCAATGGGCATTAGACATAAAACCAGTTGGTCACGAAATCGAGTGTGATGATAAACAGGTTCTCAACGGCTACTACTTCCCAGATCAAGGAGGGTGGGGAAACGATTTCTGCGTTCCCGGTATGATTACCAGAGCATCACAGTTTTACAATCCTCCCAACCATTTCTCTGGAATCATGAGCAGTTATCCCGAAGGTGTAATGGAAAGGATGTGTGAGATCAATGGACCATGTAACGGGTTCAAAGGCGGTGTCGCTCTTGTCTCTTGCGCTAGTGTTGGAGCAAGCGTTTGGCTTAGACCTACTGGAAAAAATTGGACCGGACCTTACCTCGTTGTCGATTGTGGAGCGAGAGAACACGTATATTATCACCATGCAGTCCTCAACCTTGCGGTTGAAGTGGGATACGCAACAACACAGCGATGGGGTTTCGTTCGTGCTGGCTATATCGAAGTTAGCTTTGGGGGACCGCGAGAAGGAAACCCTGTCTCTATCGGAGGATGGTGGATCGTAAATGTTTTAGAATGGGAACCTTTCGAACCCGATGATTGCAGTAAAGAGTGGTTTGACATATCGCCACCTTTATGCGACAAAGATGCCGAGGAGGAGCTATGGCAAGACGAAGAAAACCTATCCAGCTTTATGAAGTAGAGCTTGTGTCAGCAGATGATCCACTTGCAAAAGAGTTCCCTGATCTAAGAGCCTATGAATATGGTGATTGTAGAGTTCTACGTGGGCTTAGTAAAACCAAAGGGACTTATCTTGCCATAAGCTGTAATAAACGATGGCCAACTACGAAAGAAATTATCGAGATAAGGAATTTATTGGTTGCAAGAAGCTTAGAAATGGCGGTCATGATCCCTATTGACCCGGATCCCGGAGACTTTACCTTGCATATTCATCAAGTTCAATATCCCAAGCTGGAAGTTGTGCGAGATGAGGTAGGTAGAGTGCTTGGAACACAACGAACTAACTGGGAAGGACCACCGGATTAAGTAAAAGGTGGGAGGCGCAAGTGCGTGAGGAAACGGAAATTTCAGATGGGGATTCTGCCGTCAGAGGAACTCGGGAAAGGTTTTATCCGTTTAGACATCCCTTCGGTATCACGCCCGACCCACCTTATGAAAGCTGTCCTGTTAACAACATATCCATTTCGCCTCTTCTTACTAATCCCACAATTAGTGGAATATCGGCTTTGGATAGCTTAAATAACGGGACAGCTTTCGATTTGTGGTCGATGGACATCGATGTGGTGAAACGTAGCATAGAAAACCCTTGTCTACATACCTGTTTCTAAAATTGGGGGAACCATGGACTTATTAACTGCTTGCACCCTAGCAAAAGAGCTATTGCAAGACATAAAAGCAGGGTGTGAGAAAATTACGATCGCTGGAAGTATTCGTAGGAAAAAACCTCGAGTAAAAGATATTGAGATTGTTGTCATTCCCACCATAAATACCTATGATGAAAAAAATCTCTTCGGTGAAGTTATAGAAACCAAAGAGACGGATGTATTAGAGGAATTATTAAATGCCCTGCTAGGTACTAGGAAATGGCAGTGGAAGAAAGATGACAAAATCAAGCGTTGGGGACCTCGCTATAAAAAACTACGCCATAAGAAGCTTGATATCAGTTGTGACATTTTCTATGCCAAAGTTGGATCTTGGGGAGGCGCGCTTACAATACGTACAGGACCAGCCGAGTTTAGCAAAGGGATTGCTATGTATACTCAGTCATTAGGCTATCACCTTGCCGATGGTTATCTCTTACATAAACATCCGAAACCAGAGGGAGGATGTGGGGCTGGTAGCCGATGCAAGCAAATCGTAGCCATATCTACAGAGGAATTATTTTTCAGCCACTTAGGCTTAGAGTTTATAGAGCCCGAATTTCGCACCAAGGAGACGCTTGATGAAGCAATCCGTAAAGGCAAACCATACTTTGGTAAGGCTGACAGTTGATTATGGGAAACTGAATTCCGAGTTAGCTCGACTTGCTGTTCTTTATTACAAGCTACATCAGAGCGCGGGAAAGTGTGCCTGCGCGGTCTGTCTTAGCTATGAACAAGCGTTGGAAAAATTTAATGAAAAAGAAAGTTGTTGTTCTTAGATAAAAATGAAATAATGAGTGGAGGAGGAGTTATGAAAAAGAATGCAAATCTTTACACAGCTATTTTAGTTTTTATTGCATTGATCGTTGCGACTGGCTCTATGCTACAAAGCAACTATGAGCTTTCGCCTTGGGCTTACCAATGCGCAGATTGCGATTTCAAAGACAAGACCGAATCTTCAATAAGTGACGACTATGATGAGCTATTCTTGGAGGAAGGTCAGATCATCTCAGCCATTTACATTAAAGCAGGTGACGCTTGCTATGCTCCTGATGGAACCTGTTACAACATTGTCGAAGGTGGAGTTGGGTTTAACTTTGTAAAGGTTGAGCGCCTTGGCAGCGGACCGGATTGCCAAGGCATCTCTCATTTGGAGGTTTGTTATGATCCGAATCCCCCGACCGATACTCCGACGCCAACTGAGGAAGATCCAACAGAAACGCCCACTATCACCCCGACAGCTACGGATACTCCGACGCCGACATGGACTAACACTCCCGACCCTTCACACACTCCGACAGAGTCACCAACGCCGGCTCCAACAGATACCGCAACCCCACTTCCCACGCCCACACGAACCCCCTGCTATCCAATGACTTGTGGAAGTGGGTAATTGCTCTCCTCCAAATGAAAGCACCCTCGCCCGAGGGTGCTTTCTGGTTAAAGGTTTACCACAAGCCGGAGGGGAGGCTAACCTTTGACCCGTAATTGGAATCGCTGCTCGATTATATCCCCAAGTTTATCAAGCAACTCTGGCAGGAAAATATTGTAGATCGCAATTGCCCAAAAGATCACGCCATCTATGGTCTTGACCACATCACCCAACCATGTGAAAAACTGATCCCATCCCGGGAAAGGTGGCAGGGCTGGAAATCGAAATACAAGCGCAAGCACAAACGAAACCGCAATAGCGATGACATATGCCCAACGCTTATTGAGCTTTTCCTTTTTCCAAAGCTGCAAGAGCCAGCGAACGATCTGAGCAACTGCGATAATGACAAGTCCAATGATGATCTTCTCCCCTTCATTTAAACTACCATTGGCAGCAATCAGCATAAACGGAAGTAAAATGACGAGTGGCAAAAGTAACACCACGTAACGAATACGCATCTTGATAATGTGAAACATGACGCCTCCTTGTTATACTTTTTCTTCCATGGATCTTATTTCCTTGACAGCCGCAATAATTGCCTTTTCGGTTGCTTCACCAAAACCGTTTTCCAGTCTATCACAAATTTTATCTGCGAAAAGTTCAACCTGATCTTCCGAGTGTTTCTTCAGTTCATCTACATAGGTTTTCGGGAAAACTTTGCCTGTCATAAAAGCCCCAACAATAATAAGCAGCAAAACCAAAATCCCACCGTTGCTGATTAGCTCAATGTAGGTTGCTACCTCACTGATTTCTGGTTGCATAAAATCCTCCTAGAGTTCGCCGTAAGACCTGAGATAGTCGTCTATGATATTCACCCGTTCAGTTAGCAACTCTATCGCCTCGGTGTTTTTTGCAACCTGTATGGCAAGGTTGTCTGGGTCGGGTGGGTCTGGTGGATCGGGTGGATCAGGCGTAATGTTAAAAAGCAATTTGAATTTCTCAACCGTGGATTGCCAACGGTCTGTATCAACCCTACCACTTCCCCCAAACAATGCCCCGTTTCCATTTGAACCGGTCTGCTGTGCCATAATATTCCCGTAAGGAATCGCTGGATGACTGACAGGACCCGGATGCTCTTTTGGTTGGTTGTAAAGCCATTCTGCGAGCCAGAACAATACCTCTTGAAACCAATCTTGAATCTCCATAAAACCATCGATGAACCAGCCACCTGTATAGACACCAACGATCTTCGCTGTTTCTCTTATGATTGCTTGGCGATATGCCTCGGCATGGCTTGAAACAAAGTTACGCGATTTATCTGCGTGGCACTCCACATCAACCCAAATTGGTCCTTCGCCCAAGTCGCCCTGTGCCATATTTTCGATCGACCACATTAGATTAGAGATATGCTGACTTACCGTCCAGCCCGGCCATGTATAGGTATACATTGACCTTGGTATTTTGAACTCTTTGGCAAGTCTCCAGAACAGTTCAAACTTGGTATCTCGCACGGAGGCAGAGCCACCAATGCGAATGATCAACGCTTGCACCTTTGGGTCAAGAAATGCCTTGATCGCAGCTATGGCAACATCCTCATACTGCGAGAGATCGAGGAAGAAAATGCGCGGGTCTAATGTCGATGGCGTGGGTGTATAGGGCGATGCAATTCGGATCCTGATGTCCTCAAGCACTCTTGGTATGAATGCTCTTGGTGTCCGACCAGCCTTTGCGTGAACAATGGGTTCGATCATTACTTTGCCCAATCTATGGTCAATGCCATATTCCAGTCTGCCCCGTAAAGCGTTTTCGGGTGCGTAGGTTTCCACTCATCGCCATCGACAATGAGAATAACCTTTGGTCTTGGGTTTGCTGGACCTCCGCTTCGCCATTCTCGGAATGTCCACTTGCACCCACCAACGAAATGCTTCACACCCGAACCAGCGATCCAAAAGGTAACGGAACCAGAACCGCGCACGAAGTCATGCTCGGTAATGTTGCCATCCCCATCAAGGACAGGCACGTTTGGAAGCAGCGCAGCAAACGAATCCGGTAGATAAAACTCATAGCTACCCGAAGCACTCCCCGGATTGGTGGGTGTAGGTTGTCTTGCTGAAACAAGATCAATGTGCATCCTGCAACCGATTCGTCCATCCTCCAGAGGAATTGCAACGACCTCGCCCTTCTTTTGACCGCTGCCAATGTTTGGGTTGGTATCGACATTTCCACCAAGCTCCCATAGTGGGTCAAATTTAATGCGCGTTCCAAGCGGCACAACCGGAGGATCACCATTGCCACCATTAGATAACCCGCCCTCCGTAAGCTCAATGGTTGCTCCATAATAACCTTCGATGATAACCTTTCCGGCTTCTGGAAAGTATCCTGCTCCCCCGCGTACCTTCTGTGGAAATTCAAGCTCTGACATTGTTCCTCCTAATCCTCTGGTCCTCCACCGGCAGTTATGTTTGGACACCACCCGTACAGATATACATAGCCTGTCATATTCGCTGAACCCGTAGCGAAGATGTCCGCGCGATTCAACATTACTCCAGCGACAGTGTAATATCCTCCCCAGTTCCCTCTTTGCACTTCGGACCCTGATTCAGCGTCAGAATCATAGGCTGTCCATTCACCATATGCCCATTTTCTCGTAGTGCGTCTAAAGTGCGGAAACTCTATACGGCCGAAAGCGGATTCATTCGGCGTCCCGCTGTACGCTTTCCCTATATGAAGAGCGGTTGCATTAGCGACACCTGCATCCGTGGTTGCTCCGCCTTTGGTGTAAGACCATGCGTAGTCATAATTTCCAGCGGTATGTCCATTAAGCTGAAGCCACAGATCTACATCTGTTGAACACTTGATTGCCCACCAGATCGTCATGTGGCTGTAGCAATAATTAGGCAAACATGAACTTGTCCTGTCCACCCTAAATACCGTGTCTGCCCCTTCGTCGTAGTCTTCAAAAGTGACACAACCCTCCATCGTGAGGTGTCGTTCATGCGCATTTTCCAAAGACTCAAGTCGCTCAACGCGCTTGTCTACATTCCTGAGCTTGGCGATTGTGTCTTGCAATTCCTTGATCAGTTTTTCGGAATCGCTTTGCCTACTCCCAGCCAAAACCACGTTCGACCTCCAACCTGCAAGCAAACTCCTCATGCCCGCTCGGATCGACCCTGATTAAAAACCCATCCACCATACCGTCAAATTGCCTACCTTTGTAGCTTGCTGTTACCTGATCTCCATAGAACCAGTCTACACCAAAGCGTGAGTGTTTTGTGTCTAATAGATCACCCTCGAAGCGCACGACTGGTCGCTCTCGCTGCATACGCTCATAGGCTTTGTTTGCTACGCCCAGAGTGGTTGATTCCTCTCTCGCATCCTGAAAGCACTCACGCCTATTCCAAATGGATTTGTGCATTCTCCAAACGTCATCTTCGGGATCAATAACCCTGTCACCCTCCTCGCCCTGCCCTCCTCCGTAGACATAGTTGCGCTCTTCGAACCAATCCTCTTCCCACCTTGGCATTGCAAGATTCTTGTTCTCCTTCGAGAATACCACAGGTGAAGGGCTATCAATCGTGCGATCCATACCAAGGTAATCTGTAAAGGTTTGAAACTCGAATACCGCGGGCGCAGATGATGGAACCACTTCGAAGTACAATGGTGTTCCCAAGTCTCTTGACGATTGACATATTTCTTGCAGCGTTGGCAGAACATAACGCCAAGCGAAACTACGTGTCACGGATGGAGCTTCGGTTGTGTTAGCTTGAACTGAGAAATGATCTGAATCATATCCCCTAGGTCTGCCAGCTTCATCGTTAGGTGCAGACGCACCCATATTCTCATCGACGATTTCTTTCAACATATCGTCTGCTTGATCGGCTTTCTTTGCCTCGGCTGACTCCGCTGCGTAAGCAACAATTCGCCTGTCTACAAGGTCGTTCTGATCAACGCCCTCAATAAAGAACTTGTCATTCCCTTTGTGATCCTCGAACCAACCCCACATTCTGCAGAACCCGTTGAGCAGCATGATTTCTCTACCGCCGCGAGCCCTACGCCAGAATTGAATAATGTGGTCTACATCTACCAAGGATGAATCGAAGTCACCTTTCAACACCATCTTGAACCCACCCACGTCATTCGCCGCACGCCAATACGAAAAGCTCTCAACTTGGTTTAGCTCTCCAAGGTTCATTCCATCATCAGTAAATAGAGTTAGCCGATGGATCGACTTCGACCTACCGAAGATCATCAAAGCTCCAATGTACGATTGGCCAACGCAGGGAAATCTCAGTACCATTCGTGTAAGGGTCTACATCTTCGCAGAACAATGCCAATTTGTTTTCCCCGGGGAGCAAGTAAATATCATTGCTGTCTGGAAGAATTGCATCACGAATGTCTGGACGCATATTGCTACGCACAGTTTTGTTCCAAGGTCTGAAATCGATCACCACTCTCTCAGCATCCCATATATCAAGATCAAGCCTTACAACATCTCCTGTCGTCTGGTTCTCAAACCACTGGATATAACAAGGTCCTTCAATTTCTAATATCGGAAAGGTGGTTGCTTTTCCAATATTGGTTATTGTAAAAACCTCGGCAGCTTTCCCGGTTCCTGATGCGTTGAAGCCTATCCAAAGATCATCATGGTTACTATTGATTGTATAAACTCTATCCTGATCCGGCACGACTAAATCCATGTGTTGAAATCGACTTTTGTTCCAAGTGCAAATCGCCCTCGCCAAAGGCGTGCCTGTTGCCTCATTGAAATCACCGCCCATGTAAATCAGACCCTTATAGTCTTCATGCAAGCTGCGCAGCCTTGGCGTACCTCCGGGTTGGTCAACACCGTCACCCTCCGCTCCCAACGGATACCATTCCCGCCCGTTCCAGACACCCACGTAATTTACATCGACATATCCAATATGAGTAAACTCTCCAACGGCATAAACCCTATTGTCGTGGGCGCAAAGCATGTCATAAACCCAAACATCAGCATCCAAACCCGTTCCCATCGCATTGAAGGTATCATCTTCTACGTCGTACCTTGCAACATGATCGAAGGTGCTTCCCGCCCCTCCCCCATGATCATCAAAAGTTCCACCACAATAACAGTTTTCCCCCGATTGATCCATCGAGAGTGCAATACAAGCACCACTCAATCCCGGTCCAGTTCCCATGAAGTCAAACCTGTTTATCGGTGGGTCATAAAGCGCAATCGAATTAAAAGTCTTGGTGTTGTTACCATCTTTTACGAACAGCCCTGAAGTAATAATCTTTCCATCTTTCCTTCGGGCAAAGTCGTAGACCTTGTTATCAAATCCGGGTCCACCTCCGACAAGAGAATAGCTATCTCCAACCGGATCGTAGATACAGATGTAATTGCAGGTTGTAGCCCCATAGGTCGTGAACCCACCACCAAGCAACACCCTCCCATCTGTCAAGAACTCAATAGCTCTTACCTCTCCGTTTAAGTTGGTTGCCCCTGCAAGTGCGCTCCAAGAGCTTCCATCATATTTAGCGATATAAGCTGTATTCGCAACCCCACTCATACCCGTAAAAGCTCCCCCAACATAGATGTCTCCGTTTGGATGGTAGGCTATCTTGTAAACATTATTGTCGCAAGTTCCAACCTTTTGCCATTCGCCATCTATGCGCGCTAGGATTCTTCCAGCAGAGGTTAGAAGCTGATAACCTGTTGGAACATGAACGTCCTGTGTATCTTCATACCAATACGGGTCTACTGCTATGAAGCGAACCATGAACTCGTTCATGTACGGATCACGAATATCTCCGCTCCATTCCAGCCCACCCTCGTAGTGTACAAACAATTCGAGTTTGGTTGAATCTCGGCCATCCTGATAGCGCATAAGAAAGGGTTGGGCGTGGGGAGCAAGGTCTGGTTTGACAATATCCTCCAGCGTTCTCCTTGCTCGATGAAGTTCATGTAATTGCGCTGGTGAGCAAATTTCGGTCTTGCTTTGTCTACGTGCATAAAAGAGGGTTGAAACAGATCGAGGCATGGTTTTCCAACCGTCTATTGCCCCCCGATCCATCGTTGAAAATTCAGATAGATGCAGTTCAATTGGAGGCATGCCCATCCCTGACATATCCGTGATGAACAGTTCTGCGTCTACGTTTTTAATGGGAACCGTTTTACCTCCCAACCTGCAATGAGCAGCACGAGAGCTTTCGCTACCATTGGGCGCACCTTCCCACTTATAGTAGACATTTCCATCGTGAGGTGCTATCTCTTTTTCCAAGTCTCCATCGACATAGGAAGTCATGTAGGGTTTTACTTCCATCTGAATACCATCAACATAGAAGTCCACGTTTTGCTGCGTGATGGTCTCAATATAAAGTCGCAGCGTAACACAACCGGATGGGATAAACCCACTCACAAAAACCCGTTGCCATTTTGTGTCATTCAGGATAATGTCATCGGAGATAGATTCGACAGAGTTGGTTTGATCTCGCAAGCGCAACCTTACAATCCCCGATCCTCTCAGGTAAACACTCCCTGTCCAGAACTCCGCGCTCGCCGATCCACCAGTGATAGTGACCGTTGCATAGCAACCCTCATTGGCTGCTGCGTTGTTTGTGTCAACTTCAACTGAATACATGCCCCAGCGCGCTCTTGATGTGTCCTCAGCTAAAGAAGAACCGACCGCAGTTAACCCCGTTGTGCCACCAAGACCAAACCTTGGATTGGTGAAATAATTGGTTGTAGCTTCGGGAACAACAAATTCGATCTGTGCCATTACACCCTACTCCCCAAAGTTTTCATCATCCTGAAGTCAGCAACAATATTCTCCGTCGGCGCGCTTGAGTGAATGTGCAAGTTGTAATTGCCACCCTCATTCGTAACATTGTTATTGGTGACATAACTCGGTGAAGGCGTGTAGGTTGCTTGCCTTGAAGCCATTAACTCCTGCGGAATTCGCACAAGGTGACTGATCGCATCCAAGTATTTTCGGGTTTGGGTCGCAGGTACAATCTGATTCCCAATAACCATTTCCGGTCCTCGATCTCCCAAAATATCAAACCCTGAGAGCGTTCCCCCACCTTGTCTTAGTTGGGGCATTAGCTCATCGAACTCAGGAATATATTTACCTCTAAGCTCTGGCATACCTTTGACAGCCAAGGTAACGGCAACCTCTGTTTCGGTAGGAAGATCATCAAGAGCCACGCCTAAATCTTCAACCGCTGTTTCTACATCGCCAATTGTCTCTTGCAGGTCAACCAAGAAGTCAACCAATATATCTGATTGATCTCCTTGCTCGTCCATCTTGTCAGCAGCCAACCCGATACCTTCAATAAGCCTCTGGCTTGCCTCGTCTACAAGACCAAAACCTTGAGGACCAGCCAGCTTACCAAGAGCAGCCAACTCCTCACTGGTAAGTCCATCGAGCATTAGACGCTGCGCTGTTAGATCGAAGATCATTTGCTTGGTCTGTCGATCCCAAGCCTGTCGCACCTCTTCTAACGCTTCTGGGATTTCATTTAATTCTCCACGTAATCCCCCTAATTGCTCTTGTGCTTCAGCGATCCTTTTGTTATAGCTGGCAATACGGTCTTTCTGATCCTCGGTTAAAGGTCCTTCTTCGTCTTTGATCTTCTGGATCTCTTTACGGTATTCAGCAATTCGCTCGTTTACATCCCCCATTTGTTTCTTCAGGTTGCGCTCTTGCTCATCGACCCGCTCTAGCTCCTCGACCATGCTTTCATATTGACCTGTCAGGTCCAGCCCTAAGATATTTTGAAGCTCCTGATAATGTAGATTGATTTCTTTAGTTAATCGTTTCTGAGCTAATTCCTGCTCCTCGGCTGCACGAGCAGCATCCCTTTCTGCGTCGGCAAGTTCTCTTTCCTCTTTCGCAGCCTTGATAGCATGTTGTGTTAGATAAAAGGTTTGCGTAACTGCGTCCTCTGTAAAGCGTGCCCCACCTTCCAAATCCCGTTGCAAGTTGAACCAAGCCTCAGAATGTTTCACTACAGCATTTCTTGCCCAATACGCAGCTTGTCCTCCTCGCTCTATTAGCTCATTGTATTTCTGCATAGTAATGACATGAGTATCTTCTTCCTTGGCAAAATTTTCGAGTTCCTTCGCGTAGTCTTCATAAGAATCCGCGGTTAGTGCAAATTGTTTTTCGGTTTCGCGCAGAAGTTTAATGTGTTCTATCTGAGCAGTATTTAAGGCAACTACGGCTGTTATCAATGCCCCGAAAATACCAACAACTGCGAGGGGAGCAAAGACGGTCGTGAGTGCTGCTCCTGCTATCGTTGCGCTTGCAGCAAGACCCACCAATTGACCAGTGAGTACAAGTACAGCCCCTCCTACGATAGCGAAGGCGGTTGCAGCGCCTAGCGCATTAGAAACAACGGCTTGTTGACCCTCATCGAGTTCTTCCCACTTCTTAAGCAATTCAGTTGCTTTATCTACCACGTCTGCAAATACTGGCAAGAAAGCTTCGCCCAAGATTCTTCGGCTCTCTTCAATATGCCGATTAAGAGACAACACCTTCTTACCCGCGGTTGTCATCGCTGCTTCATAAGTGCCAGTGATACGCGCACCAGCCTCAATAACGGCATTGGTCCGCGCTTGGACACGCTGTTGCTCAGATAGCTCGTCCGTAGTGACCTCAAGCGTGTCTGCCATCTTCTTGTAGGCTTTTTCAAAGCTAACTTGTAAACCTAACTGGCGAGCCATACGCACATTACCAGCCGAGATCGTCCATACCAGTTGCCGGAAGGCATCAGATGAATCACGGTTAGCGATAACCGCTGCGTCCTGCGCAAGTCGAGCAAGCTCAGTACCTTTGGCAAGATCGATATTTGCTTGCACCATAAGCGCCATTGATTCTCTTGCGCTGCGAAGCGTGATACCTTGATCTACGATAGCACCTTCCAGTTCAAGCACCTCATCACTTGCAAGACCTACGTTTGCCCCAAGTCTTTGGGTTACAACTCCCAAGGTTTCAACACGAGCAGCCAATTTCGTTGATGAAAAGATAAGTGCTCCACTTGCCGCGCCGACTGCCCCTAATGCAACCCCGGCAGCAGTAAGTCCCTTTGACCACATTTCAGCAGATATAGCGTTTGACTGTTGCGCTTGATCGGTTTCCTCCATCACCTTTAAGTTCTGTTCCATGGTCGCACGCAGGTTGCCAACCATGTCATCAACGGAGGCCATATTCTTTCTGTTCGACTGCGAAGATTTTGCCATCCTATTCTGAGCATAGGTAGCTTTTTCAACAGCCCGCATGTATCTGTTTACTCGATTATGAAAGTCTTTATCTTCAAAGACTGCTCGTAACCCAATGCGTCTCATTCTTTTCTCGCTTCCGCAATCTCAATAGATCGCATCTGGCTCTCTGCTCTCAGGTATGCGATCATAACAATACGATCTTCTAATGGAAGCTCTCGAAACTCCGAAAAGCTTCTACAGCCCCACTTGAAAGCTGCTTCCACCTGTGTGAAAAGTATGTTGTGTTTAAAATCCCCTTTTGGGACCCGCCGTGATGCTTCGGATAATGGTCTACCCTTCCACTTAATTTCAAAAGGATTCTGTAGCCGCAGCTACATCTTCCTCCGTTATATCTGACAGAGCAACAATTTCATCAACCAACCTATTCCAGTCGGTTTTGGTTTTGATCAGCACGTCTTGGATATACATTAAGCGCAGTTCAATTGGATCTTCCGGTATCTCAATGCCTTGCCTTTTATGAGGAGCTAACCAGTCCTCATCCTCTGGCATTTCAAATACGACACCTTCCTCCAATAGCGCACGTAGCCAACGCCTGTTCGCTTCAAGGTTGGCCACATTCAGCTTGGATTTGTACTCACTCCAAACCCTGAAATTGTGTTCTGTCTGTTCGGGGTCGCCTTCTACTTCAAGCGTAGTCTCATCATGGGTAAATTCCTGCGTGTCACCACCGACGAGTTCCACTATATACGTTGGCGGTGTATCTACTTCGAATTCCTTGAGAACAGTAGGTAAGATTCTCCCAAGGAAAAAAGGAGACACGCTTTGTATCTTAATCGTGCGACCACTCGACAGTTGAAATTCTGCCTCTGCCATTTTCTATTCTCCCGTTTATATGGAAACTGGAGAGCATGGGCTGATAGGTACGGGAGCGAACCTTTGTCCACACCCTCCAGTTTCACGTACTCCAAGCGGCTGGATCGGCAACCTTAATCGTGAACCTTGAGGATGACCGCGGTTGAGCCTTGCACTTCACCAACGGCATACATCAAGTAGGGGCTGCAGATAAAGATAGAATTCAACCCTGTATTGGTAGGGGTCGTGATCGCTTGCCATGTATAACCACCGTCGATCGTCACATGGACGGATCCCACAGGGGTCGCGCTGTTATGGATCAATGCCCCAACGTAATCATTGTAGAATTCAATGTCTCGTACTTCTCCAGACCCACTTCCCGAGAATGATCGTGATGTCCACGTTGTACCACCATCTTTCGTGAAGTAGAGATCGCCTTCGTCGTCGCCAACCCAAGCCCGTAATTGCGAAATTGTTTTCACGGTCAGGAGATCGCCCGCGCCACCTGTTGCCGTGACAGCAGACCAAGTTGCACCTCCATCTACGGTTCGAGCGATAATGTCCGCGGCTGCCACCGCAAAACCATCATCTGCATTTGCAAAGCTGATCCCGTAGTAGTCTCCAGCCGTGATGACACCGGATTCCTGCGCTGTCCAGGTTGCTCCACCATCTCCTGAGAAGTAGATGTAGCCACCCGAAGTAACTGCCCAGATATTGTAAATATCCAGAACAAAGATCGAATCTCGACCCATGAAATACTGACCATTGACAGAGCCAACATTTACATTGGTCCAAGTTGCTCCACCGTCATCTGAATATGCAATCTCGGCAGGATTACCAGCATCGGTTGAACCACGCCCAACCAGAATTCTCGTATTACCTCCACCGATTGAAAAGCAGGATACCGCTGCAATATCCTCGGCTGCCCCGAATGGGTTTGTTGATGTGGCTGCCCACGTGCTACCATCTTCGGTTTCTAGGACATTAGCTTGATTGGATGGTGATCCAGCGGCTGCGTCACCAACTGCATATCCAAGCTCGCAGATGCTTTGCGCTTCACCACAATCGCCTTCGCAGATTTCATCGCCACAGAAATGAATGTCGTTGAGTGCTTCGGTTTCCGTGGTTGATTGTCGCTCGATTGATAGACCAAAGGCATCGAAGTAATCCTGCGCTTCAATGTCGAAGTTTTGCATGGATTCCCCTTCTGCATCGGGGTCTCTTGAAACCATGCCACTCAGCCCACGGCTGGTAACTTCTGCATCTACCAGAACAACGGATCGCTGATAAGCTGCAAATACATCCTTGCGACCACATTCCACCTTGTGGATAAAGATCGGAACGGGGCAATCCACACGCTCTAGGTAATCAGCAACCTTCGACATGAGAACTTCTATCGAGGTTGTGATCGCACCCGGAGCGCTTCGATATGACCCAACCACTTTGTAAGCCTTTGGCTTCGAGGGGTCGGGGCAATACATCAGGTTCAATGTGCCTTTGGGAATTGTTACATCTCCCAATTCGTGGCAACCGAGAAATTGTGGTTTGGTATTGGGACCGTCTGGTTGAATCCACAAAGCACCTTCGCCCGCTACAAAATATTTAGTCGTCATTGTGCTTCCTCCTTCATCTTTCGCGCGCCTCTGATCAGGGTTGCCATATCAAACCCGTAAGCCGCTTGGAGCGCGCCAATTACAGTTTGCGGATTGGTCTGCGCATCGTCCAGCGTCCAAACGCCATGCTTGCGCAAACTCTCAGCTATATCTTTTGCCGTAATTTGTATTTCTCCAATAATGTCCTCCCAAGGCACACCATACGGAATGCCTATTTCGATGATTTCTTGTGCAACTTCTCCGTGCAAATTGCTTCCTCGATCTTCCCAAAGATTTTGTACTTCATGAAACGGCACTGTAGCCCGCTGCAAGTAACCATCCTCTGATTGCCACTCGACCAATGCCGCACCACCGGAGCGTCGAATGAGCTTCACCTCTATGGTATCTTGGGCAAACTCCTCTTGAAATTCGTATCCTTCATGCTCCATGACCACTCTCCTCTGCAGCACGCTCCATCGCATGATCCATCCTGAATGCAAACGTGTCTGCCCATTTCACAGAAATCATATCCTCGAAACCTCGAGGCTTCGTACCCGGATGCTCGACATATGGTGTATAAACTGGCTCACCACCAGATGAACCTTGAAAAGAACCAAGGACACCCGGAATAGTCTTTGCCGAAAACGTGCCGGGGAACTTCAAAGCTTTCTTATCACTCTTGCCTGTGTAGATACCAGCCCAAATCAGGTGAGGCTTCGTTCCCTTATCTACATAGTAATAAATCTCATCATCGGTATAGACTAGCAATTCAGACTTGCCCTTTTTTAATCCTTTCACGAACCGAAACTTAGGTTGATGCTTCCATGTCTTTGTTGTTAACAAAAAGTCTTTACGAATATCAGTCCCGATTGAACTTAACTCTGAGAGCAAAGCAAGACGAATCTTGTCATCCTTCAACTTCTCCGGTTCGATGCTATGTACCAACATTAGATAATCCCTAACCCAATGCTTCTCATAGCCTGCGTAAACCGATATGCAATCCAAGCCCCATCACTCATACCAAAGGGGCAGTTCAGCCTTTCCTTAGTTAATACGGGTGGCACGTTCCTATCTCTCGTCCACATATTCATGGCGAAGTCACAACCGCAAGGGGCATGAGGCATTTTCGAGTGAGCAAGACGAATGATGGCATCCTCGGCTTGGAAGGTTGTAGGGTTTAACCCTGCTTTGTAATTTATTTCCATTACAGTAGGCTTACCGTTGCACCTGTAGCATGATGCGCGCCAACCCTCAAACTCCGGCATCTCTGCATTTTCTAGCAGGATGAATCCCGTTTGATCCTCCAACTCAATTAGATAATCATCCAGTTGTGGCACGTAGTTTGAGGGGAGCGTTGTAATCGTGCCGTTCTCGTGGTTTATGACATACATGCAAGCTGACTGTTGATTATCCCCACAGGTACAACACCCTCCACCCGAGCAGGCGTGTGGCCATTTCAAGGTCGCATGAATGCGATCCGAAGTGAATATGCGATACACATCTACCGTTTGCTCGAAAGGTCCTGTTGGTCCTGTGTCGGTGTAAGTGTGACCCGTTGATGGATTCTCCGAATCTTCCTCCGTCACCAAGCGCGCTCTGGGAATCTCTATCGTAGCTTGCACTCCGGTGAGCGTGATCTTGCTTGGCATAATCTCAACATCAAGACCGGGATGGAAAACCCGTACTTCATCTTCCTCTGTGATCGTGCAAGCAAAAGGTCCAATTACGGCAGGGTCGTTGGTATGATCGACAGCCTCATCAGAAGCGATAACGCTCGACGCATGAAACCCAACCTCGATAACCTTTTTCCACCTTGTAGTCACCGGATACGCGTAAGGATGCTCCTCGTAGGTGAACCACTTTGGATGAAGGGGGAATCCAGTCTCCTCCTCGATCTCGTTCTGCGCTTCGGAGAGGTAGCGCGCAATCATCTCTCGATCTTCCTTGAGCCAGATCTTCTCGCAATCCCCTTCCAAATCTCCAGCCCTATTAATTCCAAAGAAAGCTGTCTCAGGTGTCTTGATGATCTGAGCGTACCTTGGTAAAGAAACCGCAAGGTCATAATTTACGAGTTGAGATATTGCTGGAACAACTGGCATGGTTCACTCCATTGGTAAATTCCCCACTTGAAGCTGCGCTCTCACCTTTCCCTCCTGATCAATAAAAGGAATTCCAACAATGGTGAGTTGATGCTTCTGACAAAGCTCCTCGTATTCAACCTTGAACGCCTCTTGAGCTTTGATCGTTTCCTCCTGAAGAACTTCCGCTGCTTGCTGTGCCGTAAACTTTGGTTCAGCTTTGGTGTTGGTTTGTCTAGGTCTGTTTGTTCTCTTGGTCATTTCAAGCTCCCGTAATTCTTTTATGGCAGAATTTCATCTTCTGCCTTGGTTCGCATAGCTGCTATGAAGTCCTGAAGTTGCGTAATCTGTCCGGCTGTCAAATGTGGTATAAGATTCCCGCGCTTCCAATTCATGACCTGTCCGTTCTGGTCCACGACTGCAAATTCAAAATCGGCTGTCTGGTTATTCTGTGCATCAGGTGGAAGCTCCTCGGGATCTGTACTCTCAAACAATACGATCCTGATGTTCTTGATCGCTGTCGGTGTTCGCTGTTGTGATACTTCTTGATCGAATGCCATTTCTCACTCTCCTTAAGAAGGTGCTGCATAAATCGGAATGTAATAATCTCCATCCGTAATTCGATTGCCTATGTCCTCGATCTCTACCTGTATCCAACCCACCAAAGCACCCGGAGTACCAAAATCCGAATCGGCAACAAAGGTGCGATCTGCGCTTGCTGCCTCTGCCGTTCCAACAAACTTCACCATTACATAATCAATGTCTGCCTGATCCAAGAGCAACGCTGGTTCTGCTCCGTCCGATGCAGGCTGATCAACATGAAGCGCAGCAGCGAGATTCGGAGGTGTGACATTTATTCCCGCTCTATTATTGGCGAGGTCTCCGTAGATAAGTGCTCCAATATTCAGTTCATTGGACACCACTGCACCTGTCGGATCGATCTGGTATCCGATAATGATATTATTTGCGCCACTTGTAATTACATCGCCCGAATCGTATCCGATGATGATGTTATTGCTCCCGGTCGTGATAGCTTCTCCAGCATAGGAACCGATGACCACATTATTTGAATATGAATTTCCAGTAACTCCATAACCCGCAGAATAACCTATCATTATGTTGTCACTACCCGATGAATAGAAACTCGTCAACCTACCCAATAAAATATTCCGATCGCCTCCTCCGAGGTTCACCCCGGACCTTCCACCCATACAGATATTGTCTGCGCCATCGGTAATTCCAGCACCCGCTTGATAGCCTATCCCAACATTGCGAGTTCCTGAAGTCAGGTTGTTCAGGGCTTGATACCCGATACCTACAGCATAGACGCTTCCAGCCACGACTCCTACCGCAATAGCGTTATGCCCAATAGCCACACTGTAAGAGCCAGTCACAGAAGCATTTAGCGCAGAAACACCGATGGCAACGTTTGCAGTCCCTGATTGAAGGTTCTGTAAACAAGTCGGACCGAGGGCAAAGTTTGTACTTCCTCCGATCAGGTCAGTCCCACATTGTCGTCCGATCAATATATTGTCGTCTCCAGTGGTCAGCGCATCACCCGCCAAGTAACCAATAACAACATTAGAAGCGCCATCTTGGAGCGAAAGTAAAGCGTCGGTTCCAATGCCAATGTTTTGTGATCCTGTCGTAACTCCCATTCCTGCCTGATAGCCGATGAAAACATTATCAGAATAAGAATTCGCAGCAACACCTAGTCCTGCAAACTTTCCTATCACAACATTATCTGTACCTGTGACGTTAAATCTCATGGCACGTCGACCAATCACGGTATTCACGCCGGTCGTACAATTTTCTCCCGCCTGTTGACCTATATAAATGGTTCCTTCGGCACTTGCGTCCGTTACATTCGCTCCGGCCAAGTATCCAATAGCTATGACATTGACTGCATTAGTTGCATCGAATAAGGTGTCAAATCCAATTGCGATGTTGTAGTTTCCGGTCAACCCCGCTGGATCACCGTAAGCTGCGCGCCTTCCGATTCCAATATTATGATTACCGGAAGTGATATTGCCTCCTGCCCAATCACCAATCGCTACGTTGTCATCTCCGCCGACTAGATTTGACAAACAGTTTCGCCCAAGCCCAAAGTTCTGATTCCCATCCTGACAACTTGAACCAGCAAGGTATCCTAGAAAAGTATTTCTAGAACCGGTCGTAAGAGCAATCCCTGCTCCTGATCCGACAACGACGTTCTCGACCCCTGTTGTGATCCCCATTCCTGCTTGGTATCCGACGAACACATTTAAGGTATGAGAGTTTCCAACAGCCCCTTGACCAGCGAAAGCTCCCACGTAAACATTATTAGCGCCTGTCTGGTTATACCTTCCAGCCTCAGGACCTACGGCAACACAGTTCTCGGCAGATGTCAGAGCGTTAAGTGCTCTCAATCCTATTGCAACGTTATAATTACCAGCGTCCATAGCCGCTGCCGTGCTCCATCCAATTGCGATGTTATAAGCTCCACCTGCAATAGCAACTAAAGGTTCATAACCAATTGCGATATTGTAAGCCCCTGTCACACCAGCCACCGCGCCGAACCCCGCTTTACGCCCGATCAGAACGTTTCCAGTCGAAACTACATTTTCTCCTGCCAAAGACCCAATGCCGACATTATCTGAATGAGTCTGCACATCTAATAACGCTCGATCTCCAAGAGCAAAATTACTCGCTCCCGTTGTCAGAGAGATTCCAGCTTGATAACCAATAAGAACATTGTTGTTTCCAGTTGTGATCCCTAATCCTGCTTGGTAGCCTATGAAGGTGTTGTTCGCATGGGAGTTTCCGGCGACGCCTTTTCCGGCTTCGTGACCAACACAAGTGTTACATGCTCCGGTGTCGTTGTATCTTAAAGCTCCTGCCCCAATTGCCACGGTATCACTTGGTGATATATAACCTGCTCCATTTCCAATGGCGACAAGATTAGATGTTGAAACTCCACTCGATCCTCTACCTGCCGTATAACCAATGCAGACGTTGTAATATCCTGAAACGTTATATTCTCCTGCCGTGTATCCAATATTTGTATTAGATTGACCAGAGCTACAGTACTGGCCCGTGTATGCTCCTATATTGACATTATTAGATGCGCTGTTTCCGTGATTTGTTCCTGTGTTATTACCTATGCAAATATTTCGACTTCCCTGCTGCATAGAAGGAGCGACCCAAGCTCCTACAAGAATATTGTTAACACCAGTCGTAATAGCCTTTCCTGAATTGCTACCTATAACCACATTCCCCCCGCCACTACCAGCCACATTTCCAGCATCATTACCGATTAAAACATTTGAAACTGCTGAATTTCCATCACTAAAAAGAATACCTCGCTCATCAACGCCAGCAAGCACGTTCCCCGCGCTGTCCTCCCAAGTCTGGATGTTCACGCTTTGACCAGCAACCGCTTGAACCTGAAGTTGAACAACGTCTACCGCGCCATCAATTACAATCCTTCCACCTGCATGGATCGCCCAATTATTTCCACCTGCAACTTGTGGCTGAATGTAAATTCCATAGAGGTTTGTGATCGTCCCGCCACCGATGGGATTCTCGATGAAGATAGCATATCCATCCGTGAGCGTCGAAGTGCTTCCCTGAATAATCGTATAAACACCTGCAGCCGCACCCGCGACCGTTCCCCCTCCCGGATTCTCAATTGAAACAATGTTGTAGGACGCACGGAATGCAAGAGGGTTTGTGTAATCGTTTCCATTGTCGATAGCGCGAATGAAGTTGTAATTCCCGTAATAGAGGCGAGCGTTATTCGCCGTAATGGTTGTGGACAATGAGTTCAGCAGAGAGGCATTTACAAAGTTGGCGCTATCCGTAAGGTTCATCTCTATCGTAAGTTGCGCATAAGAAGCAGGAGCAGCACCGACACCCAAACTTGCAAACTGAGGAGAAGCAGCCGTATGAATATCCTGAATCGTGTCAACCGTGACCGTAGTTCCCGCGCCTCCATCCGTAATCGTGATATTGGACGTACCAGTTAAAACGCGCTCGCCTGACAGGATCGCGCTCGGTGTCGTGGTGACATACGATTCCCCATTGTGAGGGAAGTGGGCGATCATATTTGCGCTGGAGATCCGCTTATTGCGTGTCTGCAAAGGCGCTGACATATCGAGAACCGGAATATAGTCCTCCGCTGCAAGCGTGACGACCTCCGGCATTTCAGATATTTTCTTATTCAGGACCACGTTTACCTGCCTTAATAAAGTGCCAAAATATTCGTTGCCGTTGTTCCTGATGAGTGAATGCGCACAGCTTGAATAGCATGGATAACTCCAGCAGCAAGCGCAACAAAGTCAACCACCTGACCACCCTTCATTTGCACCCGAACGTTTCCCGTATTACCAACATATATCCCTCTGGTTGGACTTGGCAAATCAGTCGTGTTACTCGGTGTTACTTCATAAGCACTCTCGGCTGGATAAATCGCTTTTAGAGTTGGTGGAGCCATTATTTTCCTCCGTGTTCTACTTTCGGGAAGATGAGAGTCGTCACTTCAAAGTCCCGATACATTTCTCCCATTGGCATAAGCTCTCCACTATGCCAGTCGATCAAAGCCATTTCCGGTAGCCAGTGTGGAGGGAACCAGTCGAACCCTCCTGCAGAAGCTTGAAGCATACGGGTTGGGAAGTAAGCGTAATACTCGATCCAAGCTGTTGTTTCCATAAAGAGCATGAACGAACTGGTAGCTGTTTCATTCCCGTTGGTACTCCCAAACTCCGTAACCCACAAAGGGCGATCAACTAATTCGTGAAAGCTGCGAATGTCTGCAACCGCTTGCTCAATGCTGTTAGCGAAGTAGTGATGCACATGCCAACGCTCCGGGTATTCATCATCTTCAAGGTATCCCAAAAACTCTATAGCCCATTCCGTGTTCGCTTCAACCGCACCTCCCACCACGAACTTCGCATCTTCGTATAAGTCTCGCAGCATGAGGTATCGCTGCGCTCCCTCGTCTGGAGGGATACCTTCGATGCTCGGCTCGTTGAACACCAGCACAAACCCATCAAAATAGCTTGGTAAAGTTCCGTCCGGTGTACCATCTTTGAGCATGGGAACATATCCATCACTTTCAATATGTTCATCCCAAACCGAGTAGACGTACCACCACTCTGCTGAAAGTGTCTCAGCATCCTCCGGATTACTACCTGTCAGAGCCAACCCTTTTTTAGCTTGGCTCATCGTTGGCGTCATCTTCGCCAACGTCATATTTCTCCAACTGAAAATCAGGGTCAAAATGACTAAAAACTTGGGCAACTGCATCACGTGATAAAGTACCTGCTGCCACTTCGTCATAGCCCCTTGCTGATAACCAGTCATTTACATCATTCCGATTCGCAGCGACTATTGGATTACCAAGGTTGCGTTTCAAAGAGACGTTAATAATCTCAGGAAACCCGACCGCTGCATTAATCGCTGCCATAACACCATAGAGTAGATAAGCGCCCCAATCGCCATCAATCCCGACAAGAACCCAACCGCCAACGATCTCATCCACTTCAACTTCATACCTGTCTCCCCATCCCGCGAAAACCATTTGCGTTTCACCCGTTGGATTCCCATCATCATCTAGAATGTCTACTTCCTCCTCAAGACGCTCGCGCTCATGGGTCGTGACCCGTTGTCCCGTAGGTCTAAAGAAATCAAAATCTTCTCGAAATTGTGGCGTTCCTGCTATTTGTTCAACCAAGCAATAAGCTTTCATTTTTAATCCTGAATAAATGGGTCAAGGTAAGGATCATATTCGCCGGAAGTTCCCCGAGCATAGATCACTAGATTATCTGCTCGGTTTGCATACCAAGGAGAAAGTAATCCGTGATAAACGTTATCAATAATGCCTGCGTCCGAGATCGTGTCAGCAACGACAAAAGTGTTGTCATAATAAACCCTGACTGATGTGCCGTCCTTGATAACCCGAAGTACATCACCAGCACCATAAACATCTGCCGTTGTTGAAACTACTGAGAAGGTTCCGGCTACCATCTTCCCAACTCGAATTCTGGCTTGTGATCTTTCAAAATAAACGATTGTAAAATTCTGAGGGTTGTCAGGATCATCAAGATTCAATACCAATCCAGCAGGCATATTACTATCTATGGTTAATTCAACTTCAATTAATACATCTGGTGTTTCTCGTTCTATGGATTGGAAAATATCAGACCATGAAAGAGGCTGTGCTAAGAAGTCATCAAAAGTTATATCCGTTGGGTCTGCGTCTGATCTGAATTGCATTAAATTTCCTACTGGAAGCCCCACATATCGTTCAACTCCCGCACCAGAGCAGATATTATCGAATTGATAACCTCCTGATCCGTCCCGCAATTCCATTGACCCTGAAACGTGCGTATCAACATCAATTGTAAATAAGTAAAACCTTCCTGCTGTCAGAGTATTTTGCGTCATAAAAACTCTGGATGCTCCCCCGCTTCGCCACATATTACAATGTTCCCCTCCGGGAGTTCCACAATCGGCATGAGCTTCTCCCGTTGCAACTTCACAAACCTCTGTATTCACAAGATCCTCTGTAACTGCCCAATCATCCGGATCATCCGCGGTCCAATCAGAAAAGAAGGGATTCAATAAGTCATTCGCTCCCTTTGCTGGATGACAACCTAATTCGCCGGAACCATCTAAAAAGTAATTCCCATATAATTCGTATTGTTCACTTCCACCACCAAGCCCGATGCCTCTGGCTATACCTTCTGGATGACCAAGCCCATCGCTTAAAGGAGCTTCTTCATCGAGTTTCCACCATGCGTAATTTCCAACTCCGAGTATGTCGTCCAAAATAGCTTTCGTGAGTGTGCCTGCATCTAAATAATCATGAATATCTGACATATCCGTAGCATCTGGCACGACACCATTTAAAGTTACAATCGCATCACTTGCCCAACCTCCCCATGCTTCGGCTGCCCCTGTCACGACAGCTCCAACCGTACACCAGCCATCAGCAAGAGGTCCAACAAATGTTCCTAATCCTGATTGTGTTGTTCCAACTTGAGAACCATCTTTATATGCCTTCATCTCGTCAGCAGATTCTGATCGAGTAACTCCGAAAGTTAGAACTCCTGAATAAGCTAAATGACTTTCGTTTACACCTTGTTGAACGCCTCCTCCTCTTGAATACCAATAAAATTGCTGTCCATACGTTCTGAAGTATGTGTAATTGCTTACGTCTTTTCCAATATCAAAAAGACGATGTGTTGTCCCCTTAGACGCACTCCAAAAATCTGCTTGAGCACGAATGATTAATGCGTGTTCCCCATAATCAAAAGGCGTATCCAATGACGCACTAGGAAGTTGAACATAAGGTCCTGCTCCTCCATCCACCGGATCACCTAAAAACGCCATTTCTTCACCACGTAAAGCTACGTCGTTATAGGTCCCATCGTGCCCCCCATCTCCACTATCTATTGCATCCGGAGGCGTTGCCCCGAACCCATCAGAGAGAATGGGGGAAGGTAAGAACTTGCAGCCTCCTTGTGAGGGGTCTGGAATACGGAATGTGGAAACTTTATCGGTAATTACATGATAGAGGTCTAATGCAATATATAAGGGCGAATGGCTTAGTATAGGACTAGCGTAAACTAATGCCCAATCTGGAAACTCTGGATCTCCTTTTATAAAATGATAAGCCCCTGTTGACCTTAACGCTATAGCCCACCAATAATAATTCTGATCTGTCAGTGAATCTATGTCTCGTCCATTTACCTCTACAGGATTTGTACCTGCTCTAAAAAAGTTTGATTGTGGTCTTGATATTAAATCGTTGTCAAAGCCTATCTCTATAGCGAGTCCATCATCAAATAAACTGTGAAATAATAATAATAATCCGGGTTCTCTTGTAATTACAGGAGTATCATAATGTATCTCTGGATCACCCCAAGCATTATTTCCGATAACTACTAACTCGCCGCCAGATATACTTAAATCATTGCCAGTGTCAGTGACAGCTCTCGTTCCCGGTCCGGGTTCTGCAGGAGTTCCGTCAACTGATCCAGCCGCTATATTTGTGAGAAAGTCATCCCTCAGCAACCAAGTAATATCTCCCAAGGTGAACTTAGAGAGATTTTCAAAAATAGGAGATATGCCTGTTCCTATGCCCATTACTCTCTCCCGTTGCAAAGCTGTTCAAGTAACGCTTGAAGTCCAGCTATTGCAAACCAAGCAACCACAAACTCAATAACTGTCTGACATGGGGGGACAAGGGCTAACGGTAGAGCTATCCAAATACCTACGCAGTAAGGACAGCTTAAAAGTCGCCCTAGTTCGCTCTGTGGCTGACCGTCCTCCCCGTAGTCATAGCACCCTGCGACAATGCGCAGCTTGTCAAACAATCGAAACGGACCGTCATCATAGACCACAAGTTGAGCCAATCTGTAGCATGCAAAACCTGCGACTATCAGTTTAGCGAGCATCTTTAATTGCAGCATTGATCGCCCTCAACGCCCCAACTCTAGCTTTCCCCACTTGCTCCTGCTTATGCACTTCTTCCAGTATCCCAACGTTGCTGATACCTTCGAGTGCCTTGGTTAGCTCGGAAATGCTCATCGCTCCCGGATCAAAGACCGGCACATCGTCCACCGGCACAGCTTCAGGAGCTTCGTCTTTAGCTGCAACCTTGCGCACTTCCACTTTCTTTTTCTTCTTGGCTTCGAAGTACCTGAAAACGGATTTACGGTTCTTGACCATACCAACCATTTCCGCTGCATCTTCGGCGTCAACGTAGCTCACCTTCCTGCTACCTCCAAAGGTGTAACGGGTTCCTGTCACAGGTCCATAAAAGCTCATGATCCCATGCTTGCCTTCAAGGTACTCGATCAGGACCATGCCTTCACTCCCCGGCAATGCCATTGGTGACCTCCTTCTTTTAATCGTCTTGGGTTGGTTTCTTCGTCTACCACCACAGCATCCCATAGGTCGCTCTCCTGCATAGATGTTTCCAAATAAGGAAACCATCTGGTTTAGAAAAATAGATCGCCAGACAGGGTTTGTGTTGGTTAGCGTTCTGTTCTGCCCCTCCCTGCGATAAAGGTATCCTGCATAATTGCTCAAATGGTGGCCACACCAGCCATGAATACCAAGGCGCACATTGAAAGCCCAATCCTCACGCCCTTTGTTCATTAGCTCGGGATAACCACCTACTTCCTCCCATGCTTTTCTCGGAAAGAAGATTCCGGCGTGCATGTGATTTTTCGTGAGCAGCAATTCAAAATCATAGTTGCGCATCGCCCACGCTTTGGATCGCTTGTCACGTGTAAACACAAACATATCATCGTAGATCACTTTCCCTTCATGCTTGAGCGATGCTTTGTAAAGTCGCTCAAGGCGATCCGGTTCCATCATGTCATCTGCGCTAATAAAGGTGAGAAACTTTCCATATGCGCGCTTCGCACCTGTGTTGTTCGCGGCAGCGGTTCCACTGTTGACCTTGTGTTGGTATGCCCGTATGCCCTTCCACGGATCGACAAGCTCTTGCATGTATTCCCAAGTGTCATCCGAGCTTGCATCATCAACCAAAATGATCTCAAAGGACTGGAAGGATTGAGGGGGAAACTCACCAAGGGGCGTTTTACCACCGAGCAGGGAATTGACAAGGTCCTGCAAATAGCGACCATGATTGAAGCAAGGTACAACCACGGAGATCATAGGAGGCGTTCTTATGAAATAGCCTCTCTTATCAGGCTCGCGCTCCAATATGGTTGTGATGGAGGATCCATAGCTCTTGCCTCCATACGCATCCCTTTCGTGGTACATGCCTGGAACAGGTTTTACAGGGAGTGCTTCGTAATCGTATCGACAAGCGCGCAGCTGCCACTCGGCAGTACAACCCCACAATGGATAATTCTCAGTGTCGAGATAGCCAACTTCATTGATCGCATCTCGGCGCATGAACATGAAGGTCCCTTGCACATAACCCTTTTCCCAAGCAGGGTGACCAAAGACACCATCCCCTATGACGGCATACCGACCACGATTCTTTTCGATAAAATCAAGCCAGCGTCCATCAGTAAAGGCAACGTCTTGGTTGAGAACCAGTACATCGGTGTCGCAAGCTGCTAACCCCGTATTGACCGCTCCAGCGAAATAGCCCTTTTCCAGCAAAGCTAACACTGTCACGTTTCGATTGTTAAGGTGCAACGGTTCATCGCTCAAGTCATCTACGACAATGACCGATAACTCCGCTGGTAGGCTATCGAGTAACCTACCAATAGTTTCATGCCCGTTGAAAAACGGAATAACGACCGTAAGATTTTCCATGCTGACTCCCGTTTAGATGTAGGGGCAGGGCAATGAAAAACCCTGCCCCCAAATTCACAGAAGGAAATACGATCAGCATTCCGCAATATCGAACGAGGTCTCTGGGAAGAAGCTCGTTGCCGTTGGGTCTGGTGAGAGAGGTCCAGTTGGGGTTTCGCAACGCACATTCTGGAACCTAGCATTCAACCATGGCGCCCATGACACAAGCCTCGGTCGAAACTCTAATGTCTGGGTGTAGCAGGTTTCATCACGATCCAGCCAACCCAAGAAGCGACCACCATCAGTTACGAAATAGCCAGCTTCTGGGAAGCTTGACGTAACAGCCCGCATATCATCGAACTCACCCATGAGCGTCTTTACGCTTCCAACATTTCCAACCAGCATATAGATGTCTGAAAGGGTTGGTCCCTTGATGAGTTCCCAATCGTACGCGATCAGGGGAACTTCAAACCCATCGAGGAAGATACGACCACTGCCAAACATGCCACCATTCAACTGGGTCCTGAAGGTTCGAGCTTCATACGACTGGATTGCAACTTCGTTGTATTCCTGCCCATCACAAACGCTCCAGCAGGTATACGCATCCAGCAAGCATCGAACCATATGTGTCGGCATTACCAACACAACATCTCCAGTACTCAGAGGCTGAGAGGCAAGCGTAGGTGACCAAGAGAGCCGTGTTCGCATCCGGCGATAGATGTCAAGCAGCACATCGACAAAGTTGTAGCCAGCAGCAATACCAGCACCATTGAAGGTCGCTCCCGCGCCCCCATTCATGCCGTTGCTGTTCCAGTCGATGACCATACTATCCATCAAACGGCAGGGTGTGCCATCTGAATTGGTATAGCCTGTGTTCACAAGCTGCTCGAGCCCTGCAAAGGTTCCAGCCGCACCTGAACCAGTTACGAACATTCGACGCAGGTCTTGCAGCAGAACCTCGGAGATCACACGAGCATCGTACTCTCGGTCATCATCGATCAGCGTTCCATCAAGGCGATAGCGCGGTTGGGACTGGCAGTAATTGACTGCGTTGTAGGTTACGTCCCGCACAGGTCCTTCACGTCGCAGACGAGCGAAATCTTCCAGCGTGAAATCACACACGCCCCACTCTACCGAGTTGGGGTCGGCGCATGGATCAGCCAGATAACCCGCGGTTGGAGAGCCAGCAGAATATTCCGGGCGATTCCAAGCAATGAAGTGTCTCTTGACGATACAATCTAACGTTGGAACCCAACCAATCCAGTCTAGAAATGGATCAGCACCCTCCATTGACAGAGAGATTAAATCTGCATCTCCACAAAGATCGAACAACCCACAACAACCATAGATTGTCGCCAACGAACTGATACTCATATCGCTCTGTCGTTCTCTTATATCAACACCTTGTGTCATGTTTTTTCCTCCTGAATAATACTAACTAGGGCAAGGTTTACTTGTACGTTGGCATCTTTTCCAACGTATCCTCTGCCTTCGAAGCCATCGACTCTTCTTCCTCTGATTCCTTCTCGGGATCCTCGCGAGGACGATAGGTCACAGTTATCTTTTCCGCTTTCTTGGGTTGATCCTCCAACCAAACTTGACGCTTTTCATCATCGGACAACTCAAGCGCAGTGACACGCTTCGGTAGGTCTTGCAACCCACGAACGATTGCCTGTAACTCCTCGATGCCTTTCTTTAGCTCTGCAATGTCTCCATCCCGCAATTCAAACTCCGAGATGATATGCTCGGACTGCAAAGCAGTTTCAGCAATACGCTCCACAACTTCATCGTCAAGCTCCAGCTCTCCGATCTCAGGAAACGCTTGCTCTACAACTTCTGGCTCCTCTTCCTCAACCTCGGCAACGGGTTCAGCTTCCTCTTCAGCCTCTTCCTCTTCAGCTTCGACTTCCTCTTCCACTGGTTCAGCTTCGGCTTCTGGTTCAACCTCTTCCTCTCGCCTGACAAGATTCTCCTCTTCAATGGTTCGGTTGGTTTCATTCAACACCTCGTCAAACTGTTCGATCAATTCCTCGTCGCCATCGGTTAAGCGTGTGAGTGCCTCCTTAACATCTGGTTTCATTCGTGCAACCTCCTTCGTTGCGAACGTCCTTGTAAACAAAGCGCAAGCACGGTCGCTCGGTAATGTTGATGTTTCTCTGTGAATTCCTTTTGTGAAAACTGGTATCGTTACTCCCTCTGCCACCTCCATATTTTCAAAGTCTGAGACTTCAAATCCAATGCTTTCTCCCCAATACTCCGGCTCTCGCTCCAATGCTTTTATTTCATGCTCTGCGAGAGGATTGTCCTCTTCATACAAACCGCTGGTGATGTAGCAGTATCCATCACGAGCCATGAAATCGGTGTCACCCGTTTTCATCTCTTTCCCCTGATGGTAAAAAGTTCGATATGGATGCTCACCTGTTTCCTGTGCATGTTGGATAAAGCTATCAAATAGCTCACGTGCATCAAGCTCTCCGGAACGGTTGAGAACCGCCGTGTTGGAAATGGAAAGCCACCGCACACGACCATCCTTCTGCCTTATGATTTTGGTTGTAGTTCTTGAAAGAGGTTTAAACTCTGGCTCTACTTCTTGCCAATCATCGGAGACACGGACTTCATTACCATCAATGGTAAAGTTGACCCGATACAATTTGCCTTCACTGGAAACTATGGCAAAGGTGCTGCCATCATCGTCCCAATAAATATCGTTGACCCAAATCCAGTCACCGCGCTCAAGCAGACCATCCCACAGTTGATTGAAAAGCGATTCACCACTGAGGGCACGCAACTCTGTAATGCTCTTGGGGAACTCAAGAATCAGGTCGCGCAATTGTTCCCATGCTTGCATCCATCTAGGTTTTTCCATTCGCTCCTCCTTCTCCAATACGACACCGTTGGCGTTGGCAAATGCGAAGGCTTCACAGCTATCGAATTGGGAGGGGTCATCTGCAACTTCGCTCAACCCTTCCTCCTGACAACGCTCGAAGGATGAGTTAAAAATTGCAACCCACTGTTCCCTTTTGTCCTGCGATAAGTCTTGGACGTTTTCTGGGAGATCAGGGTCGTCTGGTCCACTATATGGCATATCTTCCTCCTAAAAAGAAAAGCCCACTGGAGTCGATTTTTCCAGTCGGCTTCTGGCGTCAAGCACCTACAGCCTTCAATACGCCATCGCCCACATCTTACAGGACGTTGGCTATTAATGTCAAGCGATCTTGTTTATCCAACTGTCCAAGCGCACCTCCACATATCTCGTTCCTCGTATTCCACTACGTTGCTTATCTCGATCTGCAAATTGCAAGTAGACACCATCTTTCCTTATCACCCTTTTACAAATGGGAATGCCATCGACACGAACAATTTTGCTGTTCTGCGATATAGAAATGGTGTTACCAGCGCAATCTTGTTTCACACCACTCACCCTTCCCATACCTCCTCAGTTTGAGAGTTTCTATACTCTTTATGGCATTTACAATTCGTAAGGCAAACCGTCCATCCTTGACCGGGAAAAGGAAAGTGGTCAATAGGTTTCCAGCCCTCTTCGTAATAAGCCAAACAATCATCACAATTTAAGGCTAATGGATCTATCACCCAAGCTTCCTCATCAAATCCCAAACCAATAGCAACCCTTGCATGTGCTCTTTCATAGGCTTCACGCCCACTATTAATGTACATCTTACTTCGAGCCATGATCTGAGCTTCAGAGAGATCACCCAATACGGCTGTAAAATTATCAAGGTGACCATATTGCTCTGCAAGCATACCGCCGATACTCCCCCAATCGGCATACGTCATCTGTTCCAAACCACCACGACCTAAAAGATACTGCCTAATATATTCTCGCTTAACGGATTCTCTCATTGCTATTCGCCATTCGGCAGCACCAATAATTTCATCAGATAGTAAAAGAGCCAGATCATCCGTAGCTAACCCTGTAGCCGTGGCTGACATTTCTACATATTCAAGGGCTTTAGTTCGACCAATATGTTTCTTTGTTTCCGAATTCCAGTAACGACCCGCAATCGGATCCCACTTCCAAGTCATCTTTTCCCCTTATCCGTCCAACCAGCCCCGTTTCATAATTACATTCATTAGATGTGTTGGTATTTTGTTAATCCTTAATTGACGTTTATGATTCCGGTAAACAGGTTGATAGCGCACAGGTCGCTTGTCAGTTCCAAGCACCCGTAGTTCTCCTTTCATTGCGTTCACCCGTTTCGTTCCATCAATCTCCGCTTTCCAAGGTGTCTCACCCTCTCGTAACACCTTGAGAGCAAGTTCGCTGTTCCAGATCCCGACCTGAAAACTCATCGAGTACTTAGATGGTAAGCCGGCGTCTACGATTCCAATACCATCGAAATGCTCTATTATTTGCGCACTCTTTTTTGAAATGCGCTCATTGGTCAAATCCATTCGCAGCACATCTTTATTCAGGAATGTGTAACCAACCAAAGAATTTATCTGATTGAGACAAACGTTGTCATAAAGCCAGAAATCCTCTAAAAAAAGTATGAAGTGCTCGACCTTCAATAAGCGAATAAGCTGTATCAGTCCGTCACTCCAACGATCTGCAGGATAGCAGTTCCGATCGAGAGAATAGAAAGCAAAATTACTTGGTAGATCATTGATGATTTTGTAGTTTGGCTTATAGCCATAAATGCGTACCTCCTGCTCCTCATCCCAAAAGGTATTGAACAGGAAGGCAAAAGGTCGCAGCATCCACAGGTATTCATCACAGGTTAAGACACAGATAGGTAGATTAGCTAACATATCCCAACCTTCGCATCGTGTCACCAAACATCTCCACAACCGCCATTGCTAATATAGGATTAAGTTCATCTTTCCATGACCCTGCTTGCCCTTTGCGCATGAAGTGCCTGTGAAACTTGCTGTTGTATTTCGGGTTGTGCGGTTTCTTTACCAACGCTTTCTTTTTCTCCTCGAAGGATTGACGCTGGATTGCGCTTTCGACATGCGAGTAAACTGGTATGTCAATCCTCAGCTTTGATAGCACGTAGCAGATTGCATAGTAGGTATTCTTCAGCAAGCTCTCGTAGCTCACTTTCACAAACCACGGTTCGCCCTCAAAGCGCAACCATTCGTCCATGTACCAGTCCCAAGGACCATGCAAGCGCATTGAGCCATGCCCTGTTCGAATCATATCCCAATGTTCTGCCTGATCTCGTCTCCAATAGTGCGCACCCGACACAAGTACATCCCGAGGGTCACGGTAGATCAAGACAACCTTCTGCGTGGTTATCCTCTTCCATGCCAATTTGTGTTCTTTAGGCACAATGGGACCTTCATTGTTTTCTACGGGTCGAAAATGTCCTTTGCGAACAATGTACTTGCCCTCTCGATCCTGCCCCTCCGTTGCAACCTCGGCGTCATCATCTATTGGGCGACAACCACCTGATGGCGAATCCAGAACATCGGCTAACAAGCGTGTCAACCAAGTGTTCCCACTTTTGGGATAACCTGCAACGAAGATCGTCTCACGGATCATGTCTGTGCTTCCACCGCCAAGCAAACTTCGCCCTGCTCGTTTATCAGCTTTTCCATGTGTTTGTATCGCAGGAGAGCATGACCGCTATCGCCCCACTCCCTGCCCCAACTGTTCTTGAGCCTGAAAATGCGTCTATTGAGATTGACACCGTTGATAACATAAGCATGCCCACCAAGGAGAGCGCCTTTGGGAACAATGTAACCATCGGCATTCGGGTTCATCATACGCTCGTACCAATTGGTTCCCACCACGACAGGACCAGCATGTAGCACAGCATCAATCAAACCTTGCAAATCCCACGCCCAACGGTATTCACTTATAATGCCCCATTGTCGCATGATTTTTGCGCCTGCTCGAACGCTTGTCCCGGCATATCCTTCTCCCGGCCATTCGTCCACTTGCTGCGCTTGGCTGTATAGGTCCTCGGGTTCAAAGATAAAACCGCTTCCGGGTGAGCGAGGTTCCCATGTGACGGGTCCATCCTCCATGAAGTGCAACCAAGCATAGGCAACACATTGGGGCGTAGCACCTTGATCTCCCCAATGCCCATCAGCCCACCAATAACGGTATGTCCTTGTTATCTCCGGTTCTGCAACGGCTGAGAGCGCGGAGATCAGGTAGTTTTGATCCCTCTCGTCTACAGAATATAAGCGTCCAAATTCTTTATTCATTTCAAGCTCCTTTACGGCTTCCAATGCCCCTTGTTTGCTCTCTTAAAAATCTTCTTATTGTCTCCTTGCCGATTGTGAATGATGACAGGTTTCCCGCTTAAGTAAGCTGGGAACTTCGGTCGAAAGTTGTACCTTGGTAAAAGCGTGGCGATTTTAAGTCCTGCGTTATGAATTAGCCAGCGCATAGCGTGTTGATCGTCATCGTTATGTCTTGTTGCTTCCAGCCATTGACGGATGACAGTTTCATATAAACAATAAACACCCATCACGCCTGTGTTATATGTTGCAATTGAATCGGGAACCCCCTCGTTTCTCATAGCGACTGGAGCTAATGCCATTGCCAACTGCGCATAATCCAGAGAATCAAAAATAGGTTGAACGCTCCCGAATATTGTTGTGTCGGTATCCAGAAACAGAACGCGCTGCGCTTCTGATCGTATAAGAAACTCGTAGATCAACTCCACTTTTCGTAAGAATTTATTCTCTGAAAACTCTCGCTCAGCAAAACTAAAAACATGGTCAAAACAATCAATCTCAATAGGCTCAAAGCAAGCAAGAGATACCCGAAGATCAGGGTTGTGTTCTTTCAATGACTTGCAGCTATTGACAGCTTCTTTTATTCCGTGGTTCCATGCAACGTAAAAGGCTTCATTATCGCCCATAGCCACTTCCTTTGTCCGACAACTTCATAGTGTCCAAGCAATTCATCGACTGCTTTCTTAACGCCGGCCTTGGGTTTCTTTAGCTTCTCAGCATAGTCATGAAAGAGAATATAACCACCTTCCATAACATGAGGAACGAAAAGCTCTATATCCTGCTTTACATATTCGTACCTGTGATCACCGTCAATAAAAAGTAAATCGATTGGGAACCTCCAACGTTGCCCAACGTATTGACTACTGCCAAGCACCTGAATCAATCGACCATCCCAATGACCTGCTAACATCAGGTTTTCTTTTTCCCCCGGCTTATAGATGCCAGTTTTTGGAAACTCAATATCAATCGAGAAGATAAAGAGATCATCCCTTTCCTCAAGCATAGCCAGTGAGCTCGCACCGACACCAGCACCTATTTGAACAATAACCGGATCGGGCAAAAGCTCATTGACGCATTCTTTTAACAGGTCTATCTCTGCCTTTACCAGCATTGGGAATTTCTCGCCTATCGTGTATGAATCAAGCATAGTCTACATTCTCCAGCAGAGCATCCATCTCCCACTTTGTATCAATTCTCCAGTTCCCGGGAAGTGCTTCGATGATCTGCCCCAAGTTGGGTTGTCCTTCATACCTTGGATTGTTCATGTGCTCGGTATAAAACCAGCGTGTTCGCTTGAAGGTTTCCTGTCCACCTTCGATTACATCAAGTTCTGCACCCTGTACATCCGACCAAATAAGGTCAATGTGGGTTACACCCTTCGCAGCGCAAAATGTGTCCAACCTTACGCACTCTACTTCGGTTTCCTGAAAGGTCATCCAAGGGAACATTTTCTCATGGGCAACGGGTTTCTTAATGGATGAAGAATCGGTATGCAACCTCCCAGATTTATTCGTGCCTCCAGATTGCCAGAATTTCACCTTGCCATCAACCTTACCCACAGCTTTTGAAATTATGTTTACATGGTTTGATGTATAGAGGCTCCAAAGAATTTTCAGGTTGCGAATATCCGGCTCAAAGGCATAATAGATTGAGTTCGGTGCAAGGGTTTTGATTCTCCCTGTCGAGATACCAAAGTGCGCACCCAATTCAAAGATGATAGGTTTCTCTATGACCCCTAAGATTGGCTCTAAAGCTATTTTTTCTCGCACGTAAATATCCTCTGAATATAGGTCATACGGGTTGATTATTTTAGGCGTCTGCCTCTTGTGTTGTCCTGTTGCAGCTTGCCCCAATCGTGCTTTCCTTTCCTTATGTAAGAGCGTGATGGAACGTCAAAGTACCCATCCCACATACTGCCAAAATCGATCAGCGTTATCATTCCTCCGGTTTCCATCCATATATCGTCGATGAAGACCTTTGAATGTAATCCGCTAGAAAAACCCACCAGTTGAGCGTTGGTATTCGAGATCGCTCGCAGAATGGCAGGTACAATAGTTGCCCGTTTTGTAATAGCATCTCTCGGCGGGATTTGCACGTATTCTTGTATTTTAAAGAAAGTTTTCCCCAAAGCTCTGAGATGTTCTGGACCGACATAGACTATCCTTTTCTGGCGAAGCTGCGCAACCAATGGCCATATCTTCCCTTTCAATGATCGCTCTAAAAAGGTATCGCCAATTGTCCATTCCAGCATGTACTTCCCTTCCTCCAAGAATGGACCAATGCGATCTCCCAACTTTCGCCGCGCTATCTTGAGAATAGAGTGTTCATAGTTATTGTTGTTATGCAACACCTTCCTTAAAGCATCGCCCAATTGAGGCGTGAAAGTGCAACCGTTAGAATTCTTATTGCCGTAATCCCCAAGGATCGTTAGCCACTCCCCATCGCCATAACGTGCGAACCCAAAGGGAGCATCTCGTCTGAGCATATCCACGTAATAAGTAAGTGGAAACCGCTTGAGCTTGCTGCCCCATACTCGCTTATTCTCCGTCATTGTGTTCTTCTATTTCTAGCTTCATGGATAGTCGAAAATCCCAGAATACTTGTTCGCTTGATAAAGTTAGTCTCATTGGGAAGTCCATCGGATACCATTGAGCACTACTTATATCTGTATTTTTAACTTCCCTTGCCATATGTAGAAACAATCCTTCTAAAGCAAGCCTGACTGCATCTTCCGGAGGATTCCCCTTAATTACATCTAAGTAGAAACTGCGCGACCATAATTTCTTTATGATTTCTTTTTCCGTCATAGCTTCCTTCTCACATTCAACCGCTGTAGTTCCTTCCAGTCATATTGTCCTTTGCGTAGAAACTTGCGAGATTTCTTACCAAGGTATCCATCCCAAATACAACCAAAGTCAATAAAGGAAACCTGCTCATTAAAGTGCTTCCAGAGTGCTTCTGCAAAAAGGTGTTTGTGATGACCTGCCGAGAAACCAACCAAGTTCGCTTCATGCTGTTCTACTGCATGTAGCATTTCGGGAATGATTCTGCCTTGCTCTTTGTAAGCGTCAATCGGGGGGATTTCGACATAAGCAACATACTTGAAAAATATGTCTTTGATGGGTCGCAAGTACTCAGGTCCTACGTAAACGATTTTCCTTTTTCTCAATGCTGCGATCAATGGCCACAGTTTACCCTTGAACGATTCGTCTAAGAAGGTGTTACCTATCGTCCATTCAACCTTGATCCCATTCAAGCTAAGAAAGTTACCAATGCGTTTCCCCAACTTGTCCCGCGCAATTCTCAAGACAGCGTGTTCATAAGACGAGTTCTTATGCAACACCTTTCTCAAGGCATCGCATATCTCCTCAGTGAAAGTACACCCATTGGAGTTCTTGCCACCAATCTCACCCAAAATGCAGCGCCACTCTCCGTCGCCGTAGCGCGCAAGCCCAAACGGTTTACCAGTATGGAGCAGGTTAACATAATGCTGGACTTCATGACGCTTCAAGTCCCTTCCCCAAGAAGGAATGCGAACAGCGACCATTATGCGCTCCCGTTTGTAGAGGTCGATCTGTTCCTGTTCTCTCCACTCGTCAACAGCCTGTTTAACCTGCTGCCATACTGGATGACCAACTCCATAATCGTGAATGAAAATAAAACCTCCATCGACCACGAACTTCGACCAAAGCTCTATTTCCTCACGAACATATTCATAGTTATGCGCACCATCAAGCAGCAGAACGTCTATATTTTTACGCTCCCAATTTCTAGCTGCTTTGATGCTGTCGTTTCTGATGGACGTGTATCTTTCTAGGTTTAATCCACTTGCAAACAGATAGGCATATTCGCCATCGAGCGCTTTCCTATTCCGATCAACCGTAGTCAACCAAGCGTCTGGATAAGCCTCTAAGAAAGCCAATGCGCTTGTACCTTTACCAGCACCGACATTCACGATCACTGGACTTTTAGGTAAGAATTGTCCAACTGATTGAAGAGCTTTTACCTCCCCAACTGTTAGGAGATTATATTTCTCTGCCAGTTTTTTTGCTGTCAGCTTTGCCATGATGGGCAACCTCGTCATACCTTACGCTGCCAAAATGCGCATCTAAATAGGGCTGCACATCCGCTTCCTCGATCTCGTCATATTGCTCTTTTGTGATGGGGGATTCGACTTTGATGATTCGATATTCTCCATCTCTTCGAGCAAATGTGAGTGTTGCATCTTGCAAGTAATACTGGACGAGCAACCCGTTATCTTCGATTCCGATGATTTTCGTTGAATGGACATAATCTCTCCGTGTGTGATTGACGATGAATACAACATTATCCGAAGTCATGCCTAATTTAAAGACTTTGTGATCCATTGTCATTCCACAGGTTGAATGTCGAAACCGTATTGGTTCAAGCGCACCTGATTACGTTCCTTTCGCTGCGCTTCAACGAAATCGACTTTCTCTTGGCTTAGTTGTCCAGCCTTGAAAACTGGTCCCGACTTCTCATCTCGGTGGTCGAAGATTGCGTAAAGCTGCTTCTCGCCTTTGTCATCGATGCTAATCCCCAAAGACAGACCCAATGGGTGCAGGAATGTTCGATTAAGCTCCTGCAGATAACCAAGGTTTTGAAAGTCCTCAATCGTAAGTTGTTTTGCCATTTTCCTTTTCTCCCGTTTCTAGTCTAGCTCGATTAAAACTTCGTCGTCATCATTGAAAAACCAATCCGGTATCCCGACAACTCTCGGTTGCCTTCTTGGGGCAATAACCTCTATGATCCGAGCAACCAACCTGCCTATGCTACCAATAGTGAGCGCAGTAGTTCTACCAATTCTCCCACGTGATCCAATGCTTAGTCCGGTTGTCATGGAACCTCAACCATTTGATAGGAAGTCAACCTTCCCTGTGCGTTATAAGCTGCCGTGAGCCTCCAAACATAAAGGGGCGTTGCCAACGTATGATCTGAGTACTCAGTGATCGTAGCAGCCGTTAAGAGATGATTAGCGTTGTGAGACATATTAGACCACTTCGTATTTTCTCCACTCAAACCGAGCGCTTTCATTATGGCTGCGCCCACTGAACCAACATTCAAATGATCTGCCAATGATTCATCCCAAACTGCATCGGCAATATCATCTAAGTCCGAAGGCGTAATGCCCCCACTGGTCACAACTATAGTTCCGTCAACTTGGCTTTCTAAAACGGAAATATCTCCCGCGGTTCCTGTTGCTTTCAAAACCTCGCCAGCTAACCCACCAGTGAACTTTCCTCCATAGACCCGCGTATAACCCGAACCACCCCAAAACTGAATCTGCCAAGGCGAGTTGAAGATAAGAATGATCTGCGTGTAAACGCCCGGATTGTTGGGATCCTCGATTTTTCCTTGAGGGTCTATAATGTCTCCATACAATAACCCAACCGGAGTTGCCATGTTATCTTCGATAAAGTCATGTAGCGTTTGAGCATCCTCCTCCGTGGTTGGGGATGTAATCTGAATCACCTGTGCAACCCAATCAATTTCCAGAGGCATTGTTCCCTTTCCTCCGCTTTACTGCTTGCTGAATTAAGAACTGGTATTCTTCCTCTTGGTACTCTTTTAACCGATCGGTCAAGGTATCCACGATCAATTTATGATGCTTGATCTTTTCGTCAGCCAGTTTGATCTTTGCGCTGAAGTGTCTTATGTTTTGGTTGATCTGTTTTATAGCCTCTCGCATAGCATCGTCATCGTACTTGCCTCCACCTATTTTGCTTTTCCAGTTCTTTTTCCTAGCAATCTCATACGAGCGTGCTTGCACAAAGGCTAAATGGTCGCGATGAACTTGCTCCAAGAGGGACCTGTGCTTATCTAGGTCCCTCTTGATTATCGGACCCAAGCCTTCGACAAAAACTTCAAGGTTACGATCCATAGACCGTATTCGGGATTCTTGTGGCGCTCGCCGTACCTCCACCCGTTCCGATTATCGTGTCCCCGGTATAACCCTTGATCTTGATCGCAGCGTCTGCTGTATTTCTGACTCTTACACGAGCATAAATGTCTGCAACATAAACCATCGAAGCCGTAGCATCCCCATCTGATTCTTTGAACTCGAACACGATCATGAAGTAAACATCATCATTCGTGTTCATTGCGATAGGTACGCAGTTGATCTCGCCTGTGTCACCAACATCCTGTCCGGTGAGTGGGGGATAGATTGTGATTTCATCGTTGCTGACCACTTCCGAAACATAGCTAACGGCTGTCAGGTCATTGTTGTAAACCAAATCTCCAACCTTGGTATTGGCGAAAGCTCCGGTATCTATGATGGTGTCATCATCGGTCAACGCCTCCGCTGTCCAAGTGGAATTAGCTAAAGTGACAACACCAGTTGAAGCAACATAGGACGAGTATCTAACCACGTATTCGGCGCTGTCAGTATCATCTCGAATAACGAGCGTACCTCCCGCTGTCTTACCGGGAACGTCAGCAGCAATCGTCCCATCGACTGTGATGGTTGTATCTCCAATGGATTCGCCACCCGTTGCTGAGTATTCATCTTTTTCAATAATCCCGCCCGATCCGGTCAACCTGAAGCAGCTTGCATAGTCGTATTGAAGCAGGTTTGAGATCGTCATTGTGATAGATGTAGGTCTGGTTCTCGTTTCGCCAGTTGCGTCAATCAGCGAGAAGTTGTTCTCCTCCGCTGATTTCCAGTTGTCCAGAACAACGCCCCTTGAAGCAAAGAAGGTTGTTCCTGCAAGCGTCCCGAAAGACGACTCTGCAACCGGCACGATAACTTCAACCGTAAGACCAGACGCAGCGAAGTAGTTCGCACCGTCCACCTGAATCTGTTCGGCATCTTGGAAGTCACCACGTGTATTTCTAACCAATGCTGTATTTGATGTTCCACCCGGATTTGAAACCACGACCGCGGTTGCTCCTGAAGTAACACCTGTCACGGTATCACCCTCGTTCACAGTTCCAGTGATGGTTGCGTAATTGATCGCATAGTCTAGACCGATCCACTCTTGCCCATCCAACCCATCTTGATCTATAACCGAACCGCGCCGATGTACAAACTTATTGTATTCGTGCATCTGAGCCAACGAACAAGAAAGAAGGTCAATGGTGATCCCGTATTCTTCATCCGTGCCATCGTCGTCGATGTCTACTTGTGTGTTGGCAAAAGTATAGGTTGGTTTGGAGTTCCCATCGAACCAAGTTGTAAGATCAGGACCTTGAGCGACTGGACCGGAACCATCCTCAGTACCAGTACCAGTGTCATCATCATTGGTGATTGTTTGCCCCGTTAGGAACGCAGTAATCGGGTCTCCGATGTAGAAGAAGTGCAACGTGGGGGTCGCACCCGGATTATCAACCTGAGTGAGAATCGCCCTTGTCTCAGTTCCCGACACATAGATTTCATCACCAACATTCCAGTTACCCGTTGCACCTGTGAGCGTGATCGAAGCATAGCCCGTTGTGTTCGTAATGTCATCGACAGATGAGATACCGGCAGACACGTTCCCGCCAGTGGTCGTATTCATTCTGATAATGCTGTAAGTATATTTCGAGCCATATTGGTTAGCTTTAACAGTAAGGTATCCCTCATCAATCGTGGGGAATGCCGAGGTCGTATAATCCTTAATCGGCAGTGCTCGATCTACGTGACCATCAACCCACCAGTCTTGATCTGTTTCATCTGAGGAAGTTACCCGCGCTCCATCCTGATACATGAAAACGTGAGTATCATCAAGGATCGCTCCCGAAGTATAAGGGTTGCCCCAAACCATCTCTCCGGTATGACCAATAGCTGTCTGCGTAGCAGTATTGGTTGAAGTATCCATCTGGATAGTGCCAGAGCCAGTATTGAAATCGTTGGCAAGCGTATTGTCGGCAGGACGAATGATCAGGTAATCCGTTGCTCCACCTGTGTCAATAAAGTCGAGCAAAGTACCTGCGTCATTATCTCCTGTATGAGTAAGCGTATCTCCAATATCACTTGAATCAATGTCGACATTCGTAATTGGAACAACCAAAATACCAACCGCCCCAGTTCCATCACCGGGAAGATCACGTGTCCATCCAGAAGTCCTCAACGCACAACCTGTGAAGTTGGCGAAGTCGCCAATAATGTGCTCCATCGTCTTGAGGTCTATGAACCAAGGTTCGGCATCGCCAGCGTCAATTCTCCCGATTGTGTACTCACCGGGAGTTTCAGCAGAGAAGATCAAACCATCATCTGATTGTGGAGGGACTGTGAACAGATCTTCACAAGCATCATAGACGTCTATCATTTTCTGAACATCATCTTTATCTGCTGTGCCAGTCCACTTGATTTGCTTGCGTCTATCCTCGTCGAGGTAGTAAACCGTCAACTTACCACCGAGTATCGTGTCGCTCATTTCTCGCCTCCTTTTGCTGCCGGCTTCTTCTTCGCCGGTGGTTTCTTAGCGGCTGGCTTGGAGGCTGGCGCGCTCTTTAATTCAGCTTGAGCCCTATTCAACTCATTACGCGCTTTTTCCATATCTGCCATACGTTTTTCAAGTGCATCGATTCTCTTTACAAGTTCTTGATAACTCCTTCTTGCTTGACCCTTCATTTCTGCCTCCTATAAGTACGGATTAACCTCTAGCGTCACAGTCAAAGTTAATCCGGAACTGTCTATTGTTTGTATGGATGATTCTGCAAAATAACGAGGGACATCGGTGGTCTCTGATTTGCGTACCCTCACCATAACATCTACATCCCCAACATAGTTGTAATCTGCCTCGGCAACGCCCAATGCCGTAGTATCCTCGTTCATCAATTCCGTGAAAGGGGAATCTAGTAGGTATATTGAAGTCTGTGCATTTTGGATCGCAGCCCTATCCTCATCTTTTACCGTCACTTTCAAGGTGACCGTGTTCACGATGATCGTCGCGCCCTTGGTAGCCGCTGTCTCCTCTGCCGTTGAGGGATTGCTGTCTGTGGCATTGATCTTTACGATTCCATCTCGGTTTACTTGAAAGCGACAGTCATAGGTTTGCGAACCCCATGAGCTAACGTAAGTGTTACAAGTCTCCCCTCCTGCTCCCGCTGTTAGGTATTCCACTTCGAGACGATTGCTTGAATCGCCACCCGTAAATTCAATCGAAATGTGATAGTCAGTCGCCGATAGAGTAAACTCGTCCTCGAACTCAAAATCTACGTCCGCAAACGAAGTGGTCAACCCTGCAATAGAAACCGCGTTGCTGGTCGCAAGCGCAGTTCCCGTTGGCGCGCCTCCCGAATTGGCATAGAGCTTGGCATAGACATTGCCCGTTGGAGTGCCTTGTTTTCGTATGCTCCAAATAGCGCGAGAAAGGTCGCCCACAGTTGCCGTAAATTGCTGCGCAACTCGCGTGATCGAACCGCTGTAAACATCAACGTCGCCATCTTCCGTAGGTTGATAGCTGTCCATGTTGGTCGCTGCAATATTGTTGTTTACGTCAGTTGTGTTATTTGTGAAGGTGCAGTTATTCAAACCAAGCGCGCCATCGAATGTAACTTCAATGGCATAGGTATTGGCGATAAAAGCGCAATAGGTAACAGAGTGGGTTGCTTGATCGAAAAGTACCGCTCCGGTCGTGGAACTTGTAGCGATGAAATTGCAATTTGTGACCGTGCAAGTGCTAGGATCGACCTGACCGCATTGGTTGAAGTTGCAATTTAGAACTTCGGTTGTGCTTGCTGTCGCTGGGAGTGAAATATCATCTAAGCCAAAGAAGGTCGTACCATAAAGCCCAAAATCCGTAATGTCGGCATCGGTTGCAATAAAATCAACGACACCTGCTTGAGCAGTATCCTCGACAGTTATTGTGCAACCATTAATACCCGCGGTTCCAGATTTGGAACCCAAATAAAACTCAGTTGTACCTGTGCCATTATCAACAACCGTGATGTTATAAAGCGCAGCATTAACCAGACGATCCTCGAAAACGACGGTTTGGTTCTGTGCTTGGAAATCGCAGGCGTTGGTAGAAACGGAATCTCCCATTTCGAGTTCGCCGCAGACAAAGTAAATACCAGCAAACTTCTTGATAATCCCCCATCCGCCCACTGTCGCTGAGTTATCAGTATTATCTACTGCAAATATGTCCTCGAAGTCAAAGGGCGAACCTGCATCATCTCCGTAGGCTCGAAGCCCATCACAAACATGCAGGTTGTCAATCCATATATTATCAACATTCTTTCCAATGGCTGTTAGGTTAATTCTAACAATGACATCTGTAATCTGACTCATATCGGTGGGCTTAGTGCCTGCGTCAACCGCTGCGCTCACATCAACGACAAAGTTGTACCAACCTCCCGGATAGGTGTCTCGACCACTGATATACCAGTAACCCGTATTCACTCCATCACTAACGCCAAGCTGAATCCCACCAGAGGCTTCAAGGTTGATCAACGCCCCCGAGGTGCATAGTAACCAAAAGCGCACATGAACACCCGTACCGGACAGATCCCATACACCCGTTGCCTTTGTAAATATGCAATCATTATTGCCAGATGATCGTTTGGTGGCGTAGACTGATGCGCTGTTCTCCTTAAAATCTACGGTGTCTACACCATCCATGTTATTGTCGGTGACGCTATCACAAGCATCTAAGACTGTTTGGTTCAAAGCCGCAACCGTTACTGCCATTATTCAAAATCCTCAAGTTTATTCATGGGACCCGGCCATCCCGAAGGCTTTATAATCTTCCCTCCATCGTGCCGATCATGGAAATAGTATCCACATCGTTCGAATGGATGCTTCGGGTCTTGTGGAAATAGCAAACATCTCCTGAAACGCTCTGGTTTGCCATAAACCATACAGAACCCAAGATCTGCGTTGACACGCTCAAAGTATTCACATTCCTCATTGTCGCAGCAATCTCCGCAGAAGTTACAATCCCCACGGCGACGGTATCTCTTTTGCTTGCTTCGCCGTATGATTTTTTCTAGCTTCTTGCGCTCCCGTTTGTTCACTTCTTTTTCTTTTTACTCACCGAAGTTGTTCTCATTATTCTCCGGTCGTGTGGCTCACGCTCGACAAAGGTCTCCGTTTCGATGACCTGATCTGGTTCCTTAAGGTAAAAGGTTGCTTCGAGATTTACGTCCACTGGTGTCTCTGGTACGTTGACTACAACTTGCTCTGGGGTTATTTGCGTTTCCTCTTTCTCGTCCTGCCGTTCTATTGGGAGAGCGTCATTGTGATAGTGAATGTGCAAATCTCTTGCTGCTAATTTTTCATCTGTCGTTAAAGGTTCCTCAGTAATTTGTCGAGCAAATAATTTCCTTGCCCTTTGCAATAAACTTCTACCTTCGGGATATGCCTCGGCGAGTTCCTCCGGTGTCATTTCCTCCGCTCGCATAAGCTCCGCAGCCTCAGGACCTATACGTTTTTCGGCTTCCTTGATTGCGCGCTCAACATCAAGCTCTGTAATGGTTACATCTGCATCCGTATAAAGAACTTCGCTATCGTCCTGGCGCTTCTTTATCTTCGCTACAGTATGCAACCTTGGTCTGAGCGCAGCATCCCCACTCTCAAAGAGAACAGTGAATTTATTACTTGGGAACTGGTAGCGTACAATGGGTTCACTTCTAAATTTCTCGCAAGCGCGCAACACTCTGAAATTGGAGAGAAGCTCGTCGCGTCTCCTTGCTTCCTCTCCTTCGGGTTCGGGTGTTGGTTCTTCTGTTGGTTCCTTTTCGCTGTCGCTTGCTTCGGGGTCCTCGGTAGCATCAACCTCTACGTCCTCCTCGATCTCCGTCCATTCGTAAGGGATAACACCCTGCTCTGCTAAAAGCGACCTTGCTTCTTCCCGCGTAATCAATGGCATACCTGACATAAGACCAGTTTCGTATGCTTGCGCTATTGCTTCAATCTTTGCTTGCATAACCGATGCTGTCAGCATTTCTCCAGCCTCGTCTCGATGCTCAAAGTCAAATTGCAAGGAATCAGGTAACTCCTCCTGCAATTGCTCTTGCCAGCTAAGAACGTGATCCAACCCACCCTTACCAGTTGCCTTTATGTGTTGCACTTCGGTTTCTCTACCGCGACCCATTGAGCCATACTTGACAGGCCAGAACTCGGCAGGGTCATAACCAAAGCATAGAGCATAGCCATACATCGTAAGATCAACCGCTGTTTGCTGGTCAAAGTTATCCGGCAACTCCGAAAGAGCTATTAGCTTCGCATCTAGCTGTTCTTGTCCTGAACTCGCGAGTACAGAAACCGCCCCATAGTATTTATGCTCCTCACTATCGAGCTTCGCATCACGAGCGATCATAGCATTTTCCCACTGCTCTTCGCTTACGTTATGCAAAAGCAGCAGACCTCGGGAAGCTCTCGCACCTAGCTTTTCTTGGTCATGCTGCCAGATCGCAACCATGATTTTGGCTAACTCTAACGCCCTTGAAATCGCAGAGAAACCAAGTCCATTAAATTGCTCATTGGTACTTTCCATTGAGGTTACACGAAAGAAGTCAAAGTCAGTCCATTCCTGTTGCTTACCACCTCGGGGAGTGTAGTAAAGAGGATATTCAATATTGCCCGACATTCTACACCTTGCAGAATCGACATTGTAGATCGCTCGCAGGGGTCCTTGCTGCCCATCCCTCCCAACCTCGGTGACTGATCCAACATCGGTGCAATAGTAGGAAAAAGCACTTTTGCCAAAATAGGTCCTCCAGCCTCGACCGCCCTCTGCGCTATGTAAAATATCCACGTAACGCCGAACCTGATTTCTTCCTCCGGTGAGGGTCCAACCACGATTCTTGTCAATAGCAACAACCCCATTAACAACACCAGCGAGATGAGGTTCTCGCTGCCAGAACTTATATAACCATGTGTCTCTTGCTCTGCTGTCTGTTTGATAATTAGGGGCTTCAATATCAGCCATCTTTACCCATCGCATGATACTCCCGAAAGCTTGCTCTGCATCCGTCTCGAAGCGTGGCTGTTTACTTAGATTTTGTATTTCCTTTCTCTGACGCCTGACTAATGCTTGAAGCTCCCGTTTCAACATTTTATTGATCGGCTTATCTGTCATTCTGAAGCTCCTCGTGACCACCCTTTGGGTTTTCCATCGATATGCATTATGGCATAGCGTATTAAGTCCATCCCATGATCATCATCTTTGACTGGTTCCTCTTTTTTGGATTTCTCCTTCCAAACATACCCATCAAACTCTTGTTCTATCTTATATGGTTTTTTCGCATCAACCAATGACCTATCTGTCTCAATTAAGCTGTCACGTAGAATAAAAAATCGAGGACGTCCGTCCTCTTGTACTTTAAGCCTTTCCATAACTTTGTCAAGCCCAATTCGGACTCTCTTGTCTGCATTCGTTGTCAACAACCCATTTTCCCTTAAGGTTGCCTGATCCTCAGCGTCATGATCACATACGATAACTCGCTCAATTCCCTTCATCCCACGAGTGTGTTTTTTAATCTCAACTGAATGGACCTTTACGGTCTTTCGAGTCATATAGATATATTTGAATAAGTAAATTCTGTCATCCTCATCAAGCGCAAACCAGCCACATACAAAAGGGTTAACAAATCCGAAATCAACGACCCTGAATTTCTTCCAAGAGGGAGGTATCTTAAAGCGATCTATTACATGTACGTTATCATCCCAATCCTCAAATACAAGTCCTTCTGCTTTGACCCATTTCCCCTCTAAAAGTCTGAGCCTGCGCACTCCTGAGAGATTTCCAAGCGTCCCGAAAATATACTCCTTGCCCTCCGGGGTCCAGTCTTGGATCTCCTGATTGTAGAGCTTCGGATTGTCCTGATGATAACTTTCTAGCAAGGTCGTTATGCCGGCATTACATCTGAGCTTCAACCAGTGGGTGGGAATATCGGGGTTTGTATCACCGACGATCTGTTGATAGGGAATAATATAATTACGCAAGCGCGTCATAAGGTTTTCCCAATCCTCTTCGGTTAGCTCGATAGCCTCAAACACCGCAATACCGTCATACTCGGTGCTCATAACCTTTTTGGTTTGGTTCATCCCTCCGACGAGGATTTCAGAGCCGTTTGGGTATTGGTAGATTTTTCGATTATCCCTACGAGGTCCATCGACGACGAGAGGATGACCCGGACCCAATACCCACTGCTCGAATATTTGTAGCGCAGATTCACTAAGCGATTCTCTGCTCTTTCGAACGAATAGAAAGCGCGCGCCCGGATATTCCTGTGCAAGTCGATGGAACTTTTCAAGAATAGAACGGGTCTTGCCAGTTCCGGCAGGACCCGCGATTAGAATTTCCCTGTCTATGTTTGTCTGCAGGTTTAAGCTCGCCCCATAAGAGCGATAATCCGGTCGGGTTTCCTCGTAGCCCGGCCAGAGTTCGTCTGAGACCTCAATCTGAAGTGGTCTCAGTTCCCTCAGTAATTGCAATCTGCATGAAGTTAGCGAGTCCACTTTGTACCCTCTTCAATATTAGAAGCTTCATCTCTTTAGAAATATCAACGTCAAGGATCGTCTCTTTGACGATCCTCCCGACAGCGATGTAATCCCGAAGCGTATCCTCTACCAGTACCAAATAGCGCATCTTCTCGCGCCTTCTTGTCTCAGTTTCCACTAACTTTCTTCTTGTCTCAGAGCGTTTATCAATCTCATCCCAAGTGGCGATCTCCTCCACTCCCTGACGAAGAATCATATCAAGGTTGTCTCGGTGCTTCGCCATAGCTTCACGATCTTCCCTTTCTGAAGCCTTGATCATCAAATCCCATGACCGGATTGCTTGCTTCCATAGCTCGGCAGGATTGCCACCCTCCACCAAGGATGAAACAAGCTCTATGATCCTCATATCTAAGACAGCGATATTATCATTGAGGCTCAGTAAGTCCTCGTCAGAGAGCAACCGATCAAGAGCCTCTGCCCGTTCCTTACCGAGATCCATCCCATAACGACCAGTCTTAAATTGTGGGTGAGCTACACCTGCCAATGCCCGACCTCCATGAGAATGACATTTCCTCTTCCATCCCGGTCCTGCTGGGTGAGGCTCTTTACTCTTTCCCTTCATAGCTGGACGAGTACATTGACGACCTTTCTTATTAATCCAGTGTAAGCAACGTGGAGTGTTCGGCCATCTATGATGATCGCTCGGATAAGTTATGTCTGGCTTCCAACCCTCAGGGGGCTTAATCCATATCTTCTGCATGTTATCAAAACCAGTTTTATTATGAAAGGCTATTTATAGCGACGAAGCAATTTACGAAGCTCTTTACTCTTAACCTTGTCTTTTACCTTCACTAACCCAATATTATGTTTGCTCGGCTCGATCTTATCTAACTCAATTCCGGGCTTGAGCTTAAGGGGAGTATCAAACCTACGATATTCATACTTTACGACATGCTGAGGACGCCTGAACCTTCGCTTTGTCTCAACGACGCGTGGCCAAAGCCTCTCAAGAGAACGAGCCATCTTCACCCTACCATCCCCATGATAGAGTTCGTCCGTATTTCCCCCTTTCATTACCATGGTGGTAACCTTCATAATGAGGAAGGCATTAAACAAGACCGTACACCACCCATCTGCGAGTACCTGTAGGCAGATATCGGTATCCTCGTTATAACGACCTCTCCATCGATGTGGGAGCTTGTTCAAAACGAGTGAGCTTGAGTAAACCCTATGGTTTAGATGAAAAGGAGGAGGATGGGCGCCAGTAGGCATGAACATGACATAATTGAAACCAGCGATCGCAATATTCTCATACCTGTCGACAAAATCTTCTACTGCTGCAATAGCGACACCCGATTCACACCGAATTCTCTTTCCCTTATGGTATCGCCAGATGTCCCGAATATTATCATCGAACTGCCAGTGCCTTTCGTAGCCGGCTTCCGTAGCATGATCCTTAATCCAGTTCCTAGCAGGGATCACAGAGCCTTGATCACTAAAAGGAAGGACCAAGATACAGTCCTCCCCGAAAGCAGCCCCATAATGGTGTTGCTCCTGTTCCTCCACTACTAAATAGAAGGGAATATTATCTCTCGCAAGGAACTCAGCCGTAAGGCAGTTCTTATAGCGTCCCTTCGAGGGAATGTAAACCGGATAGCGAGGGAGCGTTTTACTTGACACGTTTCTTTTCCTTTGTATTTAGAGGCAACCAGCTATTCCCGTTCCAATAATATTTCAGGGCATCGTCCTCCCACATTCGCCAGTCTGCCATCGAGAACGTGATGTTACAACGAGAACAATAGGGTGACCAAGCCCGATCCTTATTACGAAGGTGTAATCTATGCTCCTGCATAAATTCCCCGAACCAAAATCTCTCAAAGCCCTCTACGCCCTCCGATACATTACCTAAGAATTCGGCAGTCTCGGCAAAGAAGTCCTGGCAGCATAGCTCATAGGACCCATCAACCTTAATTGAGACATACTTGAAAGGTTGAGAACAACCACGTGCAATAGGCTCAGTTACAGGAAATAGATTAAACGGCTCTGCAGCTTTCCAATCAAGGTGATTAAAAAAAGTACCCAATCGACCAAGGCTTTTCCGTCGATCAGGCCACCGGATAGGGGGTTGCATCAGGACAATAAATCTCTTATCGGGACCATGATATGACCAAGCCCCCGGAGCATCTTTCGGTGCATCCAGATAGCGATACCAGTAATATCCTGACTCCTCTGCCAGCTTTACATGCTTCTTCTCAGGAGCGTACATATCCACGTAGATGATATTTGCACCAGCACCGAACAGGTCCTTATAGGTAAGATCACCGGAGGCGATTTTTGTCCCATTTGTCGTCATCTGGATTTGGGCATAGGGCGCGCATTTCCGGGCGATCCATAAAAGGTCTATCATATCGGGATGAAGTGAAGGCTCACCTGCATTTGCCATTTCAACCCTGCATCTCGGAGTTACGGCATTGATCAGAGAGAATAAATCCGACCAAGTTTCACGCGTCATAAATTCCAACTCACCCTTAGGAAATAATCGGGTAGCACAATGCCCACAACGGAGATTACAACCGCGTACCGGCTCTATCGCCCACGCCCAAGGGCTCAGTTTCCCGAAACGACTTCCCTTTGATACCATTACGCCTCTACCTCTTCCCACCGGACGGATTGTAAGTCTTCGCGCTCTCGGTCAGGCCACCAGATTGACCATACCTTCCCGTTTTGTGATCTTTGTCGGGTTTTGTTAACATCAATGAGCTTCATAAACTTCTTACGATCTGCCTCACTATCAAAACTGACGATAACCTTTATTACATCTTCCGCAGGCTCATAATCCGGCATACCTACCCAATGCGCAGCCTCATCGAAATCTTTTACCTCACTGGCAGGACGAGTGATAAAAATCAAATTGGCTAGCATCCGCTCATCATATCCAGTTCCTAATAATCCAACATCATCCTCGTCTTTTATTTCCTTTAATATTTCGGAAAGCAGACGATCATTGATTTCCCCCCTGCCACCGATTTCATTATCCCCTGTAAGGATTTTTAAAGCCCGAGGATCATCTGGATCCAGATCGAGCTTAATAACAGGAAGTTCTTTCAAGCCCATCCTGAGACTGGCTATCCAAACGCCGTGACCAGCCAATAATGTAAACTCCTTGGCAACTATAATGTTCTTATAGATACCGTGTTCCTTAATACTTTCAATAATGTGTTCTATCTGATCTTCGGGATGTTCTCGGTAGTTTCGGGGATGGGGTTTAAGCACTTCTATGTTAACAACCTCCGGCTTAAACTCTTTACTTGGGCTTGCGCCTGTAGATTTCTTCTTTTTCTGTGCCATGGATAGCTCCAATTACTGTTAACATCTCATGGGAATTGTAGACAATAGCTTTCTGTCCATTCCAATCCTGCCAGAACTTTTTTTGGGCAGCAGTAAATTCCGATTTTTCATCTTCCTTCACTTCAATTAAATAATTTTTATCTCGGAAGCCGATTATCAGGTCAGGGAGACCACCCCCCACCTGTGAGGTAACAAAAACCGAAGCACCGACGCTTCGAGCATCATTAACTATATCGTTTTGATTACTGTCCGATCGTGACCTCACTCCCTCAGAATATCATAGGGGCTTTTGAATTTCAACGGATCATATTTATTTATCATCTGCTGGATAAGGTAAGGAGGGGGGAGAAAAGCGAGCAACCCGGGGAGGGTATATTCGTAGTATTGCTGTTTCCAAGGAAGCTCCCGAAGGAACTTATCAACCCTGCGAAACCCTAACAAGAGACATCTATTGAAGATAAGAATTGCACGTGCTTCCTTATCATCAGCATACTTCGTTACATTATGACCGAGACAGACCGGTGCCATGATTTCTTCGGGACAGGCAACGAGTATTTTCCTGACCTCTGCGTTTCCTCTCGCCATTCCCTTTGTAATAATATGCTGTCCTGTGATCCTTCCATAACAGCCGATCTCATAACCCCGTAGCTCACACATCTTAGAAATTCACTGACTTAATAGGTGCCATAAAATTCATGAAAGCCCAAAACTTTTCCCGATCTACCTCGACCCCGTTAATCTTAAAATTCGCCTTATCCCAATCCTCATTATCATACTGGATCACAAAATAACCAAGATACCGTCGAGCTTCGGGATCTGCCTTGCGTAAAAGCTTATGGATCATTCCGAAGGTCCTTTGCTGTGCTGTTCCAACCCAAGCATTCCCGAACTTTAGCTCGATCAGCATGAATATTCCCTCGGCATCCGTATAGTAGTTAGCACCATAGGCACGAAGGACGAGATCAATGTCCTCCACGACATAACCTTCGGAGGCATGGGGCATATTCTCTCGAATCCAATCCCTGAACTGTAATTGCTGGAATTTCTCAGGGTGCCGAAACCTGTGCTTCATTCTTTTTTGCTACCTTTTTTATATCAAGTTTCGGAGGCATTTCCGGCCAGCTTTCCTCAAGGAGTCGGGCTGACATTGCCTTAACTGCATCAGGGTCTTTATCGAAGGCAAGGAAATTCCTATTCGTAGCCTGTGCCGAGGAGGGGGTCATCCCTCCACCACCGTAAAAATCTCCTACAAGCTCCCCCTCTAAGGTGAACTTTTCTATCCAATATTTTATCGGTCCTGTTCCCTGCCCCCATCGGTGATACCTTTTATCACGAGTGGTTTTCATTGAGTCGGGTAGCCATGTTAAAAGCCTTCGATCTTCCACCGGAGGCTTGATAAACATTGCGACTGGTCTCCAAGCCCCATAGAGTTGCCACTTGTTAATCCGGTCGTTGCTATCGGGCTGATAAAGACAGAATGTCCAAGCATAATCAAGGTATCTATTAAGGACCTGTAATTCATCTACGAGAAACATCTTACCGAGATACACCATCAAGAACCTTCCGGGCTTTAAGGTCTTGAGTGCCAGCTTGCCGAGATTGATATAAAGCTCCAGCCCTTCCTCCTCCCAAGGAGGATCGCTGATAATAATATCGAAAATATCCTCCGGCATGGAGTTGTAGAACGAAGGCTCTGTCACGTCTGCGACATATACACCGGGGGTTTCAAACTCTCCCACCCAATGAAGGATTTCAGGACTGGCATAATTTACGTCTACCTTCCGAAGTATCTTGTCAACCTGTGTGCTGACAGCTTTTTCCGTGGGAGTATTTTTCATACTTTTACAAGCCATTTCCCATGCTTCTATCCACGCTTCAGGATTCGGTCTGCGAGATGTTCCAAGCCTCTGTAATGGTGTCAACTGCCAATAGTTAGTAGGTGAAAAAGTACCAGATCTGGTACTTTTTTGCTCCTCTAACGACTGTGCAATATAAGCCGTGTCCATAAGCCGGTAGCCTTGAGTGATTGAAATATGCCATCGCTCACTTATATACTCCTTGAAGGTCCCGTACTCCCGATAAAGCTTTGACTCTCGAATTCGCATCAAGGCATTTCCGACCCGAATAAAATCCTTTAACCCCTCCTCGATAATAACTTCCAAGGTTGCCAGCTGTATCTTTTCTGAATCATCCAAAGGCTCTAATTCTCTACTCATTAAAACATCCTCATCTGCCTCGTCGCAATATCAAGACATTGTTCAAAATTATCAAAAATCTCCGAAAGTACCTGTCGGGTGTAGGGCTTGTCTTTCACTTCCCACAACCAGCTTCTTTCCTTATAAGGAGTGCGATCTTCCATCCGGATTAAGCCTTTGAAATTCCCGAAAGTGACAGCCCAATCCTCACAGGGACCAAAACGAAATTGAAAGGCTATAATTTCTTCGTCCTCGTACACGAGTTGGAAGTCGAGGAGTTCAGCTTCCATGTGAGTCATCTAATGACCTCGACAATCTAGCTCTAAGTGATCCTCGAAAATCATCTTTTTACAGCGTGGGCATTCCACCATGTCAGGAACCTCGAAAGGCTCCTCAAAGTATTGTCGCTCTGCTATCTTCCGTCGAAATTGGGGGATGAGGTATTCAATCGAGTACAGAGATTTGATCGTAAGGTCCTTCTTGGCAATCTCACAAGCCCACTTTACAAACTCTTCGCTGAAAGATTCCCCGATCTCAGCCACGATATTTCGGGCAGAGTGATAGAGGGTACTTCTGCCACGCTCGGCACGTGGATAATAATGCTCTCCCATCGTGTCAATAAAAGCATTGAGAGCAGGCTTGATCCGATCTTCACAGCGCCAAGTCCTGCCCTCTTTCTGTAATAAGTAAACGAGTTTTTCGTCCTCGGTCATCCCTGCCATGGGATTATCTAATGGCTCATGCTCTCGTTTGGGAAAAAGTCTTTCAAAGTATTCCCCAGATGTTTCATTTGGCAATTGTTCATCAGTCATAGACTTTACTCCACTTTTTGACCGCACCTCCCCTATCTTTCAATAAGGGAGATACACCCCTTGCCCTCGTCCCATAGTCCACTCAAATGGTGCTGGTCTCCGTTTCACTCACCTCGTGACCTACGTCCGGTCAGGCATGACGGAAGGGTTACATTGTTTGCCAGATGCCCATTATCCCTGCTAATACGCCCTTTCGGTTAGGGGTTGTCGGGCTTTCAATGAGGGGTTTTTATAACACGGCGTCCACCCGCAGTTTCGAGACGTATGATATAATATGTATGTTCGCGAACCCCCCTCAGGAGATCGAGAACAATTATAAAAGAGCCATCCCGCAGGTGGCTCTTTTTCATTCCTCATAGATTAGCACATCTCCGGGTTGACACTTTAAAAGACGACAGACTTCAACCCAAACCTCCACTCGTCCGGGTACGCCTCCATGTGCCAACCTGAAGCAAGTCGGCCAAGATAAGCTCGAACTTTTATGAAATTGGTTTACGCTTGGAAAGGTAGCCTCAATTCGCTCTGGAATGAGTGAAATGACCCTCCCCTTATTCTGTGTTTTTTCAGACATGTTCCCATTATAAAGCAATCTTTTATAAAAGAAAATAAATATATCGACCACTCCAGAAATTTTAAGGTTTTACAAGGCTTTTTTGGAGCTTCAAATTTTTAAGGTTTCCTTTATAAATAGCTATGGACAACTATAAAGTTTCCTTTATAATGGGTATGTAAGTGGGACCTTAAAAACCTAATAATCTGGCAAGTCTGAAATAGAGGAATTTTGACTAGGGATGCCGTAACCTAAGGGAAACTAAGGGATCAACCTCTAACTAAACTTTTTCTAAGAAAAAGGGAGGGGAGGTAGCCACTCAAAATTTCAGAATTCTATAGAGGAAACTACTAGATTACTTCAGGACCCCGGTGAGGATAACCCTTCTAATTTTTAGCTTAGTTAAATTTACCTAGCAGGACTAGGCGTTGCTGAGGGGGATTTACCCAAAACGGACTTGAAAGAGCGTGGGGGAGTACACGGCGCACCCTTTAGAGAGGGTCGAGGCTCTGGATGGAAAGGAGTAGGATCAGCAGCGAGAAGCCAAGATGATTCCGGGACACCTGTTAGGCTTAGACCTAAGAACCAACCAAGCGAAAGGAAACTTGGTGGGCTTTTCTCTTTATTTCCCCATAAACACATAGTTGCTTCCTTTAAAGAGCAGTTATTTGATTATCGGCAAATAAAGATAAGGAGATTGAAATGAGAGATCCACGATCCATAATCTATGAAGGCAAAGCTCCATTCTGCAAGACTGACATTGAGCTAATTTGGATTACACGTGATGGAGTAACACGCAAGTATCCGGCTACGGTCCGAAGGGTCAAGCTGATGAACCGAGCTATGGGGATGCGCTTTGAAAGCAGTTTCGGCTATAAAAGCACAGGTCAACGATAAAGGAGATGAAAATGACTACACCAGATTACAGTAATGTGGGACGAAGATTAGAGAACGAAGAATGGCCTGAGGATTACGAGAAATTTATGGAGGAGGAAGAACAGGCAAAAAATGAAATCCCACTTACAGTTCGAGAAGGATGTGGACCTTGGGGATTAGATGAGGGAGATGTAATTTTTACCCTCTTCGAGAGTGGTTGCCCCCGGTGCTACGCCGAGGGAGTTGGCGCCAGAGTTAAGACCACAGAAGAAGGTCCAAGGGACGAGATTGAAAATCCAACTTGGTTCCAGATGGAATGCCCCAATGGTCATAAATATTTCCTAGAAAGAACAGAATATGGTGATTGGGCAGTAGGCTAAAGAGTTACACCAGTCCGGCTTTTGTCGGCTGGTGAGTGCTGGTCGGGTTGACCGCAGATGGAAGGTTCGACTCCTTCCTCGGCACTCACGAGCCGATAAATTATTTAAAGGAGAATTCGATGAACAAGGACCCTATTTTTATTCAAGAGTTAGTAGAGCGAGTCAATGAATGGCAGGGCTTAGATCAGCCAGTCGATGATAAGCTGCTCGACGCACTAATCTGGACATTCGCAACCGATGAAGAGCTTTTCAACGACTTCAAACACAGGGTTGAATACCAGCGAGAAGTATATCAGGCAGAACGGGAAGCTATCGACGCTGAAGAACCAGCATGTGGTGTTCAACACTGGCCTCCTCCGGGTACAAAATGCAAAGACTGTGGAGGCACCTATAGCTCGGAAGATGCACAAGTCGTTCATAAAATCGATTGCCCTACTGGAGGCATCAAGGCTTGGTCAGAAGCAATTGAAAATTTAGAGCCTGAAGAATGGGATGACCTTAATCTTAGCACCCGATGGAGTGGAGCTAGCAAGTAATAAGGAGAGTGAAAATGTACAGCGAAGAAGAACGAGCAATGATGGTTCGAGATGCTCAAGAACAACTTTTCGAGGCGATTGAGAATATCAAAGAGGCAACGAAAGGACTGCCAAATCAAGGATACTGGAAAGCCTACATGATTGACCACTTACAGATTATGGCAAGTGCAGATCATGGCTTTCTTTCCAGAGATGCTAACCTTGATCAACTCCTTCAAGAGCTAACTGGTTCCTGCAAATTATGTGGTGAAACAGCTAGCAATCACAATCCAATGAGTGATACCAAGGTCTGCAGCTATTGCCAAGAGGATGTAAAAGCAATCGCTGAAACGCAAGGTCTCAGCTTTGAGGAAGCTCTTAAGGGTGAGTTAGCAGAAATCAATTGAATATCGACTTAGGATCACGGAGGTAACTCGGTGATCCCGAGATGGTCTTCAAACTGAAAGGAGGGCAGATGATTTTAGTTTTTCTTCAAAATGCTTGGTATCGGGACCTAAAGAGATTGCCCTATGATCAATGGCTTATCTCGATGTGGAAATCCCCGACAGGCAGAGGGCTTATCAAGATGCTTCCTGAGGGAGTTCCTTACTTCGTTATAAATTCCACGGATGAGATCGTAGACAACTCCAAAGAGATCAAGGAAGCTGATCTTCATTGGATGAGTATGTGGATCCGGTTCGTAAAACCAAAGCTGATCCTCGCCTGTGGCAAAGTCGCTCAGAGAGGATGCTACAACCTACAAGTCAAGTACATCAAAGCCCCTCACCCATCATGGAGGGGCTTAACTCAATCAGATATAGAAAAAGTCAAGACTCTTATAAAGGAGGCACTATGAATGATGAGAGGATGAAGGAATTAGGTTGGGAATTTCAAAGCCCCGGATGGTGGTGGTCAAAAGATATAGGTGGTCACTTCAAGAAGGGTGCAGTTATTCTAACTCGCCAAGGCATAGTCTACCTTGAACTTACAGAAGATTATTTCATTACCACTAAGAAATTCAAAAGTGTTGAAGCTGCCATTGAATATGCAGAAGAACACTTTTTTAAAGGAGAGTGAAAATGTACGGGAATACTGAAAGGATCAAGCTTGGAAGTATTGGAGTTGATAGTGGGCAGATGATGCTCTGTGATCCGTGCTATATCGAATCATCTTGGAAGAAAGGAGAATTCAATGGAGAGAAAATTGAAGAGATGAAAAAATCTAAAGAGTATGAGTTCGGTTATTCGGGAGCTTGTGCAGCAACTCTTCAAGAGGAAGGTCCCAAGGCTCATATTGGAGACATACTTGGAAGATACTCTCCTGACTCGGAAGATGGCACAGGGGCAGTTTGCTCCTCAGGCTTCGGTGATGGATGCTATGAGGTATGGGTTGAAGTTGAAGATCATGGCCCATGGGGTCGTCGAGTTAGCAAAATGGAGATTATCTTCATCGGTGATGAAGAGGAAGATGAAGACTATTAAAAAGGAGACACTATGATCGAAGAACGAAGGCTTGAACGGATGAATGAGGTCGTAAAGGAGTTGAGCAGTTGCGTCAATCAACTCCCCGGTGGTACTGGAAGATTTGGCAAGGCTCTCGCAGAATCAATCTCAAATGAGCATCGAACCCTACAGCAACTTATGATCGGCACGCTATTTGAGGCTCTTGTAGCTCTCGGAGAGACGGACCCGAATTGGACTGATCCTCGAAACGAGGCATCTATCGAAGCATGCCGTAAGCTTCGAACGATGGTCAATAATGGGGAATTTGAAATTGCCTTCCCATTTATCTAAGGAGGTTTAATGGCAAAAGCAATCCTTTGGGTATGGCGTGAGAATATTACGCTACGCCCGATGGGTCGAGGTGGCAAAGAGCCTTGTTTTATTGATCGGGACGATATTGATGAGCAAGTCAAACAGCTTGCTCGTTTCTTTTCTAATGCTATCCCCGGAGGGATTGCAGATGAATTTGCAAAAGGTCTCGGTCTTGATGAAGCTCTTTTCTGGCACAAGATCCATAAACTCGCAGATGAAAATTGAATATCAACACCGCCGGATGGACTTGGTCGATCCGGCCTGTAGGTAGTCAATTCGAGTGGCAGGAACAGGTAACTTTAGAGGTATTGAGATGAGTGATAGATTCGATGAGTTAATAGTATTTGAACAGATCGAGGAGTTAACCATACAGTTGCAATCTTCTTATCTACAGGAGATTCAAGAATTACGAAATGAGATCACAAAACTGCAAGAAGAAAATAAGAGTTTGAAACTACGGAAGGAGGGGAAAGGAAAAGAAAGTGATTGAAGAACTAACGAGACAGGAAAAAGTTATCTTAGGCTTACTATCAAGAGGTTTTAAAAATGCTCAAATCCAAGCCTGCCTCTACATTAGTAAGAACACCCTCAAAACACATATGACTAATATCTATGGGAAGCTCCAAGTATCCGATAGAACTCAAGCTGCAATATGGGGCGTAAAGAATAACTTTGGACAAACCACTGAGCTCACTCCCTTTTGGGAGAAATAAGGAGGCACTATGATCTGTATTTATGAAGTATCTCATTATGAGCCTGATCATGGCTATGTTGATGAGTATTATCCAACGAAGGCTGAAGCATTAAAGTTCTTTCGACGGATCAAGAAAGAGAACATCGAAGTGAAAGTTCGTCAGTTGGTTCTCAAGCCCAAGTCTTTTGAATCACCTCGGGCTTTCTACTGCGCTCTATTGAGTGGCAGACATTTCCTTAGTTACTCTGAGGAGATAGACAGTTATGAAAGGAGAAACGATGTCTGAGAATAGACCCGACGGTTATAACCAGCACGTTGTAGATCAAATCCAATGGGAGCGAATCCACGAACCACTACGAGGGGCTTTACAGAGGTATATCGAGCACGGTGTACTATTCGGAGATTTCCTATACGCTATGCTCACTAATAACCTCACAATGACTTTTCAAAAAGCCGATAGCGAGAATGTTAAGAAGGTCCAAGAAATTCTTACATTCATCTATCAGGAATTGCCCGGACCATGTTGGGGATCGGAGGAACGAGTCGAATCTTGGGTGAAGGGATTTCAATAAAAAGGAGTGATTATGACAACTAAAGATGAACTTGTAAAAGCACTTCAATCCTTAAGAGAAGAAACAGAACTGATAAGGCTTTTACAGAATGTAACAGCCGAGGAGTTAAAGCGAGGCTGCGATTACTGTGGGGATGAAGCTGATATCTATATCAACACCCCTCAACGAATAGTTGACCTCTGCTTGGAATGCTTCGATGCACTGAACTGTTTCCTTAAAGATTGGGGCATTGAGATCGAGGTAAATTCATGACCGAGATGAAAATCCCTGAAAGCTTACATGATTTATTCGCCTCACTCATGCCGAGAACTGGCGTCAGAGATCCAAAGAACGGAGAATTAATCGAGTTCGATCTAAAGCCTAACCAGAACCTGTACACCTACTGGGAGGATGAAGGCTGGATGTTCTGCTATACACCTTGGAAAGCTATCAACGGAAAGTATTACTGTTGGACCTATAGACCAGTGGGAAAAGGATCAAGGTCAGGAAATCCCGAAGGCTGGAAAATGGAAGGTCTGGTGAGCTTCAGTAAGCGCAAGCTTGCCAAGCAGAGAGCCTATGATCGACTAGTGAAGCACTCTAATAGGAAATCCCGATGAAAGAACAACTCGAAAAGTGCCTTAGATATGGGCAAGTAACCGAAGAAGGGATTATCTTCGATTATGAGCTGGTGAGTATGGCTGGCGCAGCTTACTATCTATTTCCGGGGGTGCATCACACAATGGAGGATATTGAAAACGGCAAACAGCTTATTTACAATTCCTTCGATGCTCTTTATATCAGGGTCTTACGGTACGATGGTGAATATCCCATCCCACGAGAGCCTGAGGAATGGACACCGGAGCAACGTGAAGGTGGTTTCCGAAAGATCGTTCGAGAGGGACAATTCGGGAGAGTTGAGAACTGTACAGCCGTTGATCTATTTACAGCTAACAGCATGGTTCAGGTTCTGGATAATCTCAGCCCTGAGAATAAAACGAAGATGCTCTCCATGAATGCTCTGGCTATGATCACCCTAATGTGGAAGCTATTAGAGAAAGGAGAATAGATGAAACTTTTTTGCACCTGTGGTGGAGAATTCACTACAAGACAGATCGGGGTTGACGTAATTGAAGAGGCATCCTTTGGACCCTATAAAATTTGGAGTGCTGATTTACTTGCTTGTCGCTTTTGTGAAAAGGAGATTATTCGTACTGGTGATATTCCTTTTACAGAACACTATCAAGGAGATTTTGAAAAGCGTCTCCAAGCTACGAAAGAAGGTCTCCATATCGTTGCCCCCGAACGAAAGCCAAATTGAATATAGACCTGCCGAGGGGAGAAATCGCCTCGGCTATTCTGTTTTCAATCTTTATTTCTTATCAAGATATGTATATAATAGGAAGATAGGAAGTGACAATGGCAGGAACAATCTATTTGCTGTCCTTTCGCCATCGAATAGGGCAGGAGGTCCAATTCGTTTTTAGCAGTTGGATCAAAATTCTTATTTTTCTTCAAAGAGATAACTTAATGCGCCTGCGCGAGTGTGGCTGGTTTGAATTTGATGTAATTCCTTCATCAGAATCTACCCACTCCGGAGGTAATGTTGAGAATGTAGAAATTCTCTTTCAAGCAAGCCCCTCAAAAGGTATTGATCCGAGTATCCTCGGTGATATAAAATATCGAGACTTTCGACAGGTTCAATCTGACTGGATCGAAGGCGAAGTGATCGGACTACGAGAAATTCCAGATTGAGAAAGGAGGTTAAATGCTCTGGAGCCAAGTTAAGAAAAGACGCTGTGCTCAATGCTATGGACCCATGACCTTAAAACCAGTACGAGATGAGGATGGGGAAGTAACCGATTGGGACATTGTCTGCCCGAAGGAGTGCCAGCCCGGAGGTCATGTATCAGAAGCTTACGTTGAAAGAGTTCGATCTGAGGATGGGATTAATACAAGCAAGGTAACAATGAACTATCCCGAACTTGACCCGAACCCCATGACTGATGAAGAGATCGAAGCCGGCAAAGAGGCTCTTTGGTAGAAAGGATAAAAAATGAACTATCGTGTTCATCTCCGATCTAAGCCCGGTATGTGGGAATTATATGAAGGCTATGTAGATGTTCAAGCAAACAATGAAGAGCAAGCTATCATTCAAGCAAAGCGTAGATTAGCTACAGGAACCTTTCGGGATCGGGGATTTGATGCTTGGGTCGTAGATAAAATAGAAAGGAGGCATAATGCCAATTAGAGGACTAACGGATCGACAAGCTATGTTCCCTGAGATTGGACGTATTCGAAAGGGAGCGCCGAAGGAACCGGATCGACCCGGAAAAGATTTAACATACTTCCGAGTTGAATTCGATGAGAGGGAGAAAGTTGCATCTGCAGCTTTCCGTTCCGTTTATGGGGACACACCCTCCGAACTCAACGTCTTACTTCCCTTCAACTCTGTTGATGAAAACTTTGAAGCATGGAGGGAAGTATATGTGCAGGGAGGACTCGTACACCGTTGTGATGGCGAGAGAATATGGTATGAGATCAATCCTGCTGATGGACAATCAGTCGTAACCAATGGTGATCCTATCCGAACTTGTGATCACAAAATTGGTTGCAGTCCATCAGGTAGGCTAAAGGTTCTTATACCGGAACTTCAAAGGCTGGCTTTCCTGACTGTACTAACAGGAAGCTTTCATGACTGTATGAATATCAGTCGCCAGCTATTAGCGATCCTACAGATCAATGGTCAACTTGCAGGAGTTCCTTTAATCCTCAGGCGCAGACCAGTTCAGATCAGTACTCCCAGTGGACCCGATGGAAAGAGGGTTCGCAGGCTCAAGTCTCTACTTAGTATCGAGGCTGATCCTAATTGGGTGAAGCGAAAGCTGATCGCTATGCAGCATGCAGCCCTCCCCGGCAATGGTCTTGATGAATACGAATACCCTCAACTCGAAGCACCGGATTGGGATGACCAATTCATCGAGCATGAGGAAAATGATGATATTGATGATCTCCCCGAAAACGACAACCCCGAACCTCCTCAGAAAGTTAACTCCGAACCACCCCCCGAACCCACTTATGAAAGACCATTGGACCCGGAAAAGTTAAAGGTCGCCCTGCACGGTAAGGCGAAAAATGTACTTGATGAGGGTATTAAGCTAAACCCCAAAGCTGAACCACCGGAAAATATCTCAGTCGTAAAGAGCGCGATCTTCGAGGTCTTTGCAGGACCTTTCGCCGAGGAGCAAACGACTATCTTCCTCGATTGGCTTTGGGAGTGTGGAACGGAAGCTGGTCTCATCAAGCATCACCAAGTAAAAGCTATGTACGACTGGCTTGGCTTGACCCTTGATAGTGGAGGGGCTTTCATTATCAGTCAGGTGGCAGGTATGGAGGCTGATCAAGCCATTACGTACATCACCGAAACCAAGGAGAGCGATAATGGATGAAATTTTTGGTGATCGTTTTCTCGGACACCGTTCAAGTGTC